AGGTGATTGAATGAACGGAAGACTGTGCGAACTGTGTGGATGGGACAAGGGTGGCATAGCAATGCGATATGCAAAGCGCGCTGTTTGTTTCTCTTGCATCGACAAGGTGCTTGAGTTTGCTGTCACTGCTGGAATGAGGTTTGATACAGATGAAACCACTTAAGTTTGATTTCCCCAAAGAAGTTGGTCTGTTCCGAAAAATCGTTCACAACCAAACAGAGTTTGAAAGATATTGGAAGAGCCTTGAGAACTCACAATGTGCCTACATGTCTGTGTATGGCTTCCGAGCGTTGAAACCCAATGGAAGACGCGCGGAGTACAACACTGCGGTTGTTAGCAATTTCGTGCTGGACTTCGACAAGAAGTATCGCAAGGGGAGTAACATGGTTGAGGTTGATGGCGATGAAGTCGTTGAACAAGTGTCTCGTTTGCAAGAACATCTTCTCAAAGAAGACATTAACCATGGCGTATGGTTCAGCGGCAACGGTTTCCACATTTGGATTTCCCTTGACAAGACTCATCTCCCATCCAGTGGTGCGCAAGTGTCTCACATTAAGGCGGCGGGGAAGAAAGTCATCAATAAGTGGAAGAAAGACATGGAGTTGTATTGCATGGACCCGACTGTCCCATTTGACATGGCGCGAGTCATACGAGTTCCCAACTCTTACAACGCTAAACAACATGTTCTCCGATGGAGCATCCCTTTGATGCATCAAGAGGTTGACCAATTAACTTGGGACCAAATTTGTGATATGGCTCAAGAGCCGCGCAACACCGCTTTCTTCTATGGTACGAAGGGTGTTAATTTGCCAGTATCCGAAGTGAAGAAAAGCCAGTTCAAGGTCACAGGCGAACCAGTCGAGTTCGATACTGTCAAGATGGGGAGCATCAAGATTCTTCCATGTCTCATGGAGTCTGCTTGTCAAGTCGGTAGCAATCCTCCACATATCAGTCGCGCGAGTCTTGCAATTTACCTTGCATCGCGATTGCGAAACTTCCTTCCTGTTCAACGAACCACTGTGCAGATGAGAGAGAAGCACATGTTGACCCTTCATGACTTCATCAAGACGCTTCAGTGGGCTGACTATGACCCGTCTGTCACTGAATACCAAATCCGCTCCATCGTTGATGGAGGATACATGGAACGATGTGAAAGTTTGATTGGGAAAGGTCTTTGTGTCGGTCGCTGTCAATTATGGGATGGGACCGGAGAGTTCGAGGTGAGTGAATGAAGAAGCGACGAAACATTGTAACGATAAATCGCATAATCAAGATTCTCAAAGAAGGAGATATGAACACCGCTAATTTGTACTACACTCTCAAAGAGCGATGGCCTCGAACTGCCCCAAGTATGCCAAGTTTAGGCAACTTACTGAGCAGGTCAAAGGAATTTGCGGAAGCAGGCGAGGAGCGTGTGATTGATGATACTGGTCACGGGCAGAATTACCCTGTTAAGGTTTGGAGGTTGGTTAAATGAAGCCACCTCTCATTATTGACACCAACGAGCGTGGCTCCCTTGTCTCAGCACTTGAACGGCGCGCTCTATCAAGGTCACCTCGCATTGATGTGCTGAGACAAAAACTCATCAATGGAGATTACAAATGCGGCGATTGGCTCATCGAAGCCAAGAGCGTTGACGACCTCTTCTCATCTATGAGAACAGGACACCTCATGCGTCAGTTGGATAACATGGACGCTAATGATGGGAACTACGGTTTAGTGATTTGGGGAGACATAGCAGGCTATGTCCGCAGAGCGCGCGACCGTGGTTCAAGAATAACAGCCAGTCAAGCCCTTAAGCAAATGACTGGTTTCCTCGGTCGAGTGGTTGCCGATTTCGGTTGCCTCATTTACCGAGCGCCTAACGCAAGTGAAGCGGCGGCTTTCATGGTCGCCCTTCATGAGAAAACCTACAAAAAAGCAAGTCGGCATGGAGCGCAAGCAGTACGCCGCGTTAGTACAAATGATGTACGCGCTGATATGTTGATAACAATACCCGGCATCGGCCCCGATATGGTCGATGCCATCCTCGAAGCGTGTGGCTCTATTGAAGAGGCCGCATGTGGAGATTGTTTGCGCGATGTTCCTCGTATGGGGAAAGTGTTGCGCAACAGAGTTACGCAAGTGCTCACAAGCGAACAAGAAGTTCGCGTGGAGAAGTGATTATTATGGTTGCTCTCTGCAAAAAGACATTCTTTTATCCTTATAACAACATAGTGATAATTGATAAAACGAGAAATGGTTATAGGATGACCACCACACCCCAAGAGTCATCCGCCCCCCAAAGGAGACAAAAAATATGCCCCAAAGACAATGGAACCAGTACACCGCAGTAAAAGAATACCCGATGATGAAGGAATACCTTGAGAGATTTCGGACGACCTCGTTTTTCAACGAAGTCCCCGGCCTCATTTCCTTCTTTTACCTACAAGGCCAAGCCCTTGTTGACTATGTGCGAATCCCCGTGTGGGCTTCGGCGCTTGACCCAAGAATCCATGTGTTTTGGATTCAAGCAACGCGGTCCGGTAAGTCAATCGCTTGGGAATTTACAGGCGAAGTGGCAGATAAAGCAGGATTGAACATTGACATGTTCACAAGTGGAACAGACAGCGCGCTAATCGGGTCAATCGACTCAGTGAGCGACGGTGATGGTGGATACGAACTTGTGCAGAACGAAGGGTTACTTGGCGGTAACAAGTGTTTGAATTTCGATGAAGGTTCAATCCTTCTCCAATCCAACCCCAAGCAGTTCTTCTCGGAAGTCATCTTGTACCTACAACAAGCGATGAATCCCGTCGGAAGTCACAGCAACACCTTGACTAAACACATGAAGAATGGTAAAGTGGAAACAGAATCCCGCGTATCATTTTGGATTACATCATTCCCGCCAAGCGGAGTGAAAGAATATGTTTTGACCAAAGGATTGTTCCAGCGTGTTCTGTTGCTTTACAGACCATGGAGTGATGACATGCGACAGATGGTGTCGGAACGCAGAATGGCTGGTGTCTTCAAGAACAAGTTGACCGAAGTGCAATCACTCGATGATATTGCAGTCCACTTCAAGGAAATCAAAATCAAAACCCAAGAGCGTCTCTTGCTTCTTTCAAACATGACGGAAGATGCATGGGAAGGACTCAACCCTGCTGGTAAAGAAGAGGTTGCGCGAGGTTGTATGCAAGAGATGTTTACCATTGATGCATCTTTTGAACCTCAAGTTCTTGCCTCCGTCGAAGAATACTACACACTGGTTCGCGGCATGGAGAAGCACTTGTCGGATGTTGTTTGTTCTTTCATCCCTAACATCCTCAACTACACCGTTGTTTTCGCAACACACCTTGCTTTGATGAGAGTGATGCGCGACGATACACCTGTTGACGGTGAATGGAAAGTGACCGGCGACGATGTTGAAATGGCTACTGAAATTCTTTACGACATTTACGAACAACTTGTTCTTTGGCTTGAGTCCGAAGTTGAAGTTGGAGCCAAGGCCGCAGAAAAAGCGGCGCGCAAAGATGAATGGAACAATGCATTCAAAGCCTGTAAGAGCAGTGACATTGAAGGCAGAGGTAGCGGTTGGGTTCTCAAGAACGACATGTTTGACCGATACGCTAACCAACTCGGAAAGAGCAAGCCGACCGTTTACAAGCGGTTCAAAGATGTGGAAGGTCTTTTCACCACCTACCGTGTCGGCAACTCTGTGTATGTCCGTTTCAAGGAGGCTTGAGTATGAGTAAAGTAATGGCGATTGACATCGAAACGGCTAATTTCTCCCATGAGATTGGCGGGTGGGGTAATACCCATCTGTTTGAACCAACAGTGGTGGCTACATGGGACGGCGAAGAAGCACATGTATTCAGCAAGGCTGACGATGTGATTGTAGCAGACGCGCACATGCACCCTCTTCATCCCCGTGAACTCGGTGAGCATCTCAAGAAGCATGTTGACGAGGGAGGCATCGTGGTTGGACACAACATCCGAGGCTTCGACTTGCCTGTTCTCCGAGACGCTCTCGACATGCATTACGCCGGTGTTCTTCTCAACAAGAAGGAGAGCATGGTTGATACTTCTTGGTCGCTGAGAAGCGCGTGTGGCAAAAGTCACCACCTTGACTCGTTGTGTAAACACACACTCGGTAAAGGGAAGGAAATCATGGACTCAGCAGACGCGCCCGTCGCTTGGAAAGAAGGGCGTCACGCTGAGGTTATCAAATACTGCATAGCAGACTGCAAACTCAATCATGACTTGTTTCTTCATGGAAGAAACGAAGGCTTTGTGAAAGGCCGTAACGAAGAAACAGGTTTGATTGAAGAATACCACATAGGATGGTGAACCCACATGACAGAAGAAAGAAAAACTGGAAGAGAAGCCCAAATGAGCAACATACGAGCCGCAGTGCAGGTCGCTGAAACAGTAAGGTCAACGCTTGGCCCTGCTGGTATGGACAAGATGCTCGTTGACGAACGCGGAGAAACAATTGTTACCAACGATGGTATCACTATTCTCCGAGAACTCGAAACTGCACACCCCGGTGCGCAAATGATGGTTCAAGCGAGTCAAACACAAGAAGAAGTATGCAAAGACGGTACGACAAGCGTTGTTGTCCTTGCGGGACAAATGCTGGCGCTGAGCGAAGGACTGCTTGCGCGTGGCATTCACCCGCAAACAATCGTGCGCGCCTTCAACAAGTCATCAAAGGTTGCTCTCGAAAGCATGCCTTCCGGGGACACCGATGTTGATATTTGCCATGTCGCCGCAACTGCATTGCGCGGTAAAGCATCCGAGTCTGCTCTTGGATTCGCCGCACAACTTGTCGAAAAAGCCACGCTTGCTGTGGATGGTAACCTCGACCGTGTTCGTACCTTGACTCAAGCGGGTGGAGATATGACTGACTCGTACTTGCATCGTGGACTCGTCCTCAACAAGATGTTTGTCAATCCCGACTTTGCTGGCAAAGAGAATCCACGCGTGTTACTCCTTGACGGCGGACTCGACGGTTTCAACTACGAAGATGTGCAAATGCAAATCCAAGACCCCGCTCAACTTGAATCCATTCGACAGCAAGAAATGCAAATACTGAGCAATGTTGCACACAAGATTGCTGAGATGTGCGATGTTGTCATGGTTCGTGACGGAATCCACGAAGCGGTTGCCAAGCATCTTGACATGATGGAAATCGGAGTTGTCAGTCGCGTTCAACAAAGTGACATTGACGGTGTTTCGAGAATCATCGGCGTGCCTATCCATCATCGCATTACTGAATTTACAGAGGATGAAGCCCCGCGCATCGAAGGCAAAGTGTCTTCGTTGAGAATCGGCGACCTTGACTATGTTTCAATCGAGAGTAAAGAAAGTGATAGCATAACCATGATTGTTCGTGGTGCTACAAGACAAACCCTCGATGAATACGAGCGAGCGTTCGATGATGCACTTGGCGTGGCGTGTCTTTACATGAAGGACCAGCGCCTTTACCCCGGTGGTGGTGCAGTTCTTTCCAAGTTGGCTATGTCTGTTCGCAACCATGCCACACTTGAGCGTCAATCCTCAGCGCGCGAGCGTATGTGTATGGAAGCGTTCGCTGATGCACTCGAAATCATCCCTGCCGCTATCGCCAGCAATGCTGGCATGGATGCACTTGATGTTGTCATGGAATTGCGCTCAGTGTCAGCAGACATGGGACTTTACATTGACTTTGAAGGCGTTGGTAGCATTGCTGAGACGGGCATCCAGCACGGCGTGTGGGAACCTGCCGCGCTTGTTGAACAAATCATCAAGTCAGCGACTGAGGTTGCCTGCTCCATCCTTCGCATTGACGATATTATTGCGAGGCGCACTTGATGGATTCGGAGACGCTCGGAATACTTTTTTTCCCGACTTCGATATTGTTCTTCTTGATAGCGCTTGCTATCTTTGAGGGTCTTTTCGTGCTCGCTGATTGGTGCTCGCGCAAGTTTTGGAACTTACCTATTCCGGGTTCTGTTGAAACTGAGGAAGAGTAGCGTTTCCTTCAGCGGCCTTACGCCGTTGTGCTTCACGCCTTTCTCTTGCTTGTTGTTGCTTTAGGGCGGCTTGCCTTCGTTGTTCCTCCGCCGCAAAGTCGGTTGGTGTGAAGGCAGGTCGCCCGTCAAGAGTCTTCTGTCCTTGAACGAAGAGTTTCTTCTGCTCCTTCAACAACCGCATGGCTATGTCCATTGGCGCGCCGTGATACATCATGTCATTTTGTTGATTGATTTGCTCTTGCTCTTGTTGTATGCAAGCCACACATACCGTTGCGCCGAACTTCTCATTCATCGCCTGTGCAGTTTGAGCATCAACGCCAGCCCCGCACAACTCGCATTCTGCTGAGTTGCCCATGAGATTCATTTGCGGTGCTTTGACCACGACCATCTTGAGCGTTGAGCCTACGGATGGATGAGAGCGCGCTCTGTTCGTGTGCGGGTCTTCGGGGACAATCTTACCTGTCTTCGTGTGACTCATATCGGGACCCCCCTTGCCTGCAACTCCACGCTTGCGTCGCTCCGCACCTAACTCCCTACGGTATTTCTTGCGCGCGGGTGAAGACTCGTATTCAGTTTCATACTCGCGCTTATGTTCAAGGGCGGCAGGTGACTTGGCTTCCTTATTCAATTCTTCACCAAATGGGTCTTCAATCAATCCTTCGTTTGCCATCTTTCGCCAAAAGCCCTCTGCGCCGCCTACAACATCATCTGTACCAACTAACTGCACAGGTCCGCCGTGATGGGCTTCGAGTTCTTCTTTGAGTTTGATTAGACCTGCGCGCCCATGACCAGCGTCTTCTAATCCTTCGCGCACTGCGTAATGGTCAAGCATGTATGTGTTGTCACCGAGGTGCTTGATTCCCGCACGAACTTTTTCGTCATCCGATTGATAAAAATGAGAGAAATTCTTATTCTTCCCTTCCCACTGGTATCTGTTGTCTTCCGTAAAAGGTGAACCCTTTGCGTTGGGGTTGTTCAAGCGAGGCAGGGTGTAGCCTATTTCCGCGCCAACTGTGCTTTGCGGTGGGACTGCCGGTACTTCTTGTCCCATGTCTGTTTGACGCAATCTTGTTCGGTCGGGTGTTTGACCACTTTGTTCAAGGTAACGAACATAGGCAGGGTCCCTGTCAACCCTATCGTAAATAGGGGCTTTCAGTAAATTCCACCATGCGTTAGACATGCGCGCGCCTCATTCATCTTCGGGTCGGGGCGTTCGTTGAATTGCAGGGTCGGGACCGTAGTAGCCTCCTTCGTGGGCGATGTCATTTTCGTTTTGCATATACTCGCTTGTGTCGCGCTTAGAGCGGTTGCGGGCAAAGTCGTGATGTCCTTGCATTGTTTCTCCACCAACCTTGTGTCGTGCAAATCGTGGATTTTTCAATGCTCCACGGAAGCGGGAGGTGTTATCATCATCTCGCATGTCCCCATGCCCCCCTTGCCAAGCATCCCTTTGATATTCCAACGAGTCTTGAAGAGCACGCGCTTGTTGAGCATAGTTCATCACCGAGGGATGAACAGTATTTCCTTGCGCATCAAGCATATCGGGGTTCGCTTTCAACAAAGCCCATGCCGCGCTCATGACATTTGGATTGTCAAACGATGTGCGGAACATGTTCTGCTCAACCGCGTCCATGTCCATATCTTCTTCTTCGGGTTCCTCTCTGCCGCTACCTTGAATTGGGGAAGCGCCGCGGAAACCATAGTATTCAGCCTCAACAGAACCGGGTGGCGCAGGACCAGCAGGGTTTCTTCCTTTACCCGAAGCCTTTGAGTCTTGTACGCGCTCACCACTGCCTGCATACGGAAGCGTGTTGACAGTGGATGCCTCACCAAAGAGGCTGTGTTTTCTATCCCTATCACCTCCTTTGTTTTCTTCTTGACCACCCATAGCATGCATTGCTCGCATTGCATCATCCATAGGGTCCCTTGAACCGCGCGCCTCAAACAATTGTAAGAGTCGTTGCAATTTTTCCTCTTCGTCGGAATCGCCCGACGGGTCGGAATCGCTGAGAGGCATGTCGTGGACGGAGCGTTGGTCATCGTCGGTGTCAACTTCTCCGCTATGAGCCATATCCACTTCATCAAAGAGAGAGTCGTAGCCGCCTTGTTGTCGGAAAATTCTATCCGCATCGTTGGATACTTTTTTCCTTTCTTCATCACTCATTTCGGGAGTCAGTTCCCTAAGCAGATTTTCAAAAGTCTTATCCGTTAATTCACTATTATCCATGCGCCTTACTGCACGCTCCCAATCTTTAGGGTCAATCCCCCTACTGCGAAGCATTCCTTTGATTTTTGGATTTGTCAAACCGCTTCGCAAACTTTCTGCTCGTCGGTCTGCTCTTGATGATTTGGCTTGTCCGCGCTCATTTGCACTTTTCTCAGCCAATTCATCAATTAGCGGTTGAATGTCAAAAGGTGCTTTGTCATGCGACAGGTACTCATCCATGTCCATACCGTGCCGTCGATGCATTTCTCCATGAAAATTTTCGGGATTGATGCTCCGCCTTTCCAATATATTGTTAATGTCAAGACGATTGCTTTTCAATCTTGAGTGAGTTTTATCTCTTGAAGCCGCTTGAGTAGCCGCTTGAGCATCATTGGAGCCACGCGAAGCGACTCGTCGTTCAGCCTTCTTCATGTCTTTTGGCTTAGCGCCCATACCGATGATGAGAACCATACCGCCTTTCTTAGACTTCTTTTCTTTACCCATTAACTTCCACTCCGTGTTGTTTGAATTTGGGTTTCACCAATCTCGATTCTTTCCATAATCGCGAACAAAGTGGACACTCCCAAACAAGGACACGCGAATCCCTATCATTAACATATCGCCCTTCTAAGCGTCGCGCGAGAACATTTTCGTAGCAACCGGGGCATTTTTGAGATAAGCGTTGTTTTAATTTACCCATTATTACACATCCTTTTTTGAAATCACAAGTCACCCATGCGACTAATTGTTACTGAGTTTAGAGTCCCTGCCGTCCCGATTCGGACTTGAAATTGACCGCCGCCGGAAGTAGGCAAACCTTCAGCCTTGACAAACAAATAAACGGTATGTGGTAGCGTCATCGTATTGTCCACAGGTATGACGATATTAAAATCGGGCGCTTGAGCGAGAACTTGATTGGTCGCCAAAGCGTTGTCAAATCGGTTATAGGACATGTCGCCTGTGGGTTGGTTAGGTGATATGCTTCTATCCCAATAACCCTGTACGGTGGGGTTGGGTGGGTTCGTTGTAACGATGTATTGAACAATAACCCCTGTGACGCTGGTAACAGGCGCTACCCCATAGAGATAAGCCCCCCAATCAATGCGATAATAACCTGTATCATGCAACTCAATGCCGTAATCCGGGTTTATAGAAATTGAAGGGTGTGTCGCCGGGTTGGTTATTTCAGTCCAATTAGGTGAGCCGACATCAACAATGGAGAGAACATCAATGTTGTAAGGGACATTCGACATGTAAGCGTTGCCGGTCTTGTTCAACTTCATCACTTCAACGCTACCGCTTCCCGCTGGACCTGCTGGACCCGCTGGCCCTGTTGCTCCTGCTGGCCCTGTTGCTCCTGCTGGACCTGTTGCTCCTGCTGGACCTGTCGCTCCTGCCGCGCCATCGCTTCCGTCTGCTCCGTCTGCACCTGCCGCTCCTGCTGGCCCTGCTGGTCCTGCCGCGCCGGTAGCACCATCAGCACCATCAGCGCCATCAGCGCCTGCCGCGCCAGTAGCACCCGCTGGTCCTGCCGGTCCTGTCGCACCTGCCGGTCCTGCTGGACCTGCCGCGCCAGTAGCACCCGCTGGTCCTGCCGGTCCTGTCGCACCTCCGGGGTAGTTGCATCGAACCCACACGCTTCCTTCGTAAATCAGTGTAGCGCGTTCTGTTGTAGCGACGGTTGCGTTCAATCCTGCGGGTGATGTTTGATTATCAAAGACAATAGAACCCGTACCGTGGTTGCATATTTCAATGATGTGACCTTCGGGAAACTTGTAGTTCGCACTCCCGTCTCTTTCGGGGTTGAGTGTAATAGTCACACCGCTATTCGGTGAGAGCATGAAGAATGAATCACCGTCAGCCGTCACTACCCATGTACCGTTTGTTGTTAGCGCGGTGCTGGTTGCATCGACACCCATGCCTTGTAAGCGCACAGCGTAGTGTCCCGTCTGTTCGTTGTTGCGACCTGCGAAGTAAAATGAGTCAGCCGCGTGTCCTCCACCACGGTCTAAACCGCGCGATGGTCCTTGACCGTATCCAGCGTCGCTTGAGGATGGTGGCGATTGAGCGAACGCACCATAGCGAGGATGGCTCACCCAATGCACATTCACAGTGTCAGTGACAGCAAGTTCTCCGTTTTCGTTGTGGACTGCGTTAAGATGCGCAATGGTGTTGATACCTTCTGCACCACCGTCAACAATTTCACCGCTTGTGATTGTTCCAACAGAAAGAGGGACGCGGTAATCTGCCGAGCCTTCGATGAAGATGCGCTTGTCGTTGATTTCTGTGATGTTGAGATTGTTGCTACCGCCGCCGCTGGCTACATATTCCACACGGATGTGAGCAAGCACGACAGTCTTCATGTTATCTTGAGTAGCACCTGTGTTGTAATCAATGAGATACTGGTTAGACGCGGATGGATAAAGACCCGTGGTTGAATCGACTGGACTACCACCTTCGTAGTACACTTTGTTGTTGCCTCCGCTCGGTGCAATATACACTGTGTAAACCGCTTCCTCATTGGCAGAGAGTGACAGCGCACCGCTACCGTGTGAACCGTTGTTGAGGTCAAGTGTGACGGTATTACCCACACCCGAACCAAACTCATAGAGCGCACCATCAAGGACGACGAAGCCTCCGCTTACGGTGAGTGTGCTTGACGATGCACGCACTATGGAACCGGGCTGGTTACCGCTATTTGTTTCGTTGCGCGTGGAGCCGTAGGCTCCGTCTTGGTATCGCAGAATCCCGTTGCCCTGTGCGCCTTGAATCAAATTGGTCAAAGTCGTGGGTGACAATGAGTCACCATCTCTCAAGCCGTCTTCACCGAGCGTGTTCTGCGCGGCTGTGTGTCCTGCTATGTTATCTGTCGCCATTATGATACCTCCAATATGAATGAGAAGCGCACTTCGTTCTGCGCATTTTTAGTGAATGAGTTAATGTCTGCGCGGTACACAGGAATGAACTCGCCTGTGGTAGCGTCTTTGTATTGAATGTAAACTTCTTGAATCGGCTTGCTGAACACATACGAAGAGTTGAATGAGCCTTCAACGAGCAGGCTGGTGTCGTCAATGATTTGCACGCGCGGCACTACTCTTGCAAGTGTTCGCGCACCACCATCGTCGGAGGTTGCGACCGTTCCGTCGCTTCCAATGTGCAACTCGTTGACAAGCGTAGCGAGGTGTTCAACCAAGCGTCTCTTTACGGCGTTGAGCATTGGCATTATTGTTCCTCCAATAAATTACCATCTTCGTCAAAGAACTGACTCATGTATTTCCTATGGTCTAAATCGGGGTTCTCGCCATGAAAGTTCAAAACAGGTACTTCTGTATCACCATGTCCCATTTGCCTCAATGCTTCCATGCGATGTCCTCCTTCCTGATGCCCTATCGCGGGCATTCCCAAAACTTGCCCGTCTTTGATACCGTCTATGATGCTTTGAATATGCGCGGTTCCTAAATCCGGCCAACGATATTCTTTGCCGTCAATCATTCTTGGGTTTGTGTCATACCCGTTTTCTGCTAAACGGTCAAAGTATTGATTGGGTGTCATATTTTTCACACGCGCTACATTACGACTTTTATCCCAATCTCTTTCTCCTGTTTCGGGGTTAGTGCCATACGCTTCTGTGCCTAAAGAGTGACCTATCATTCCTTTTGGGTGATTGTTATACGCGTCTATTACTTGTTGGTCTGCGCCGTATTCGGGAAAGCCGAATGCGTGTTCATTATGCTGATAAGCCATTTGAACACCGGGAACATTTGTATCAACAACAGGCATTTTAAGAAACAACCAAGCCCTCTGCATCGGGTTCATCAAATCTTCCTCCTAATCTTTTTGCCCTTGACCGTTCTCATCTCATGCGCGCGAGGTCGGAGCATACGAATCTCCCCGATAGGTGAGGGTATTGCGGCCCCGCTTACCAAAGTTGCGCCTGTGAAGGTGGTGGCTGTTCTCCCACTGTACGAGACAAATGACTGATTGTCGAGGATGAGGTGGCCGCTATCAGCAAAACCGTCTGTGCTGGTGACAGTGATTGTTCCGCCACTGTGCGTGCCGTTGATGCGCGGTGTAATTCCAAAGCCAAGTGCAGACCTTCCACCCCCGTATCCAACGCTACGGTGCGCCAATAAGACACCTCCGTGAATGTCGGGGGAAGTATTGATGCCGCTTGTTCTTGTTCGCGCCAGTGTTGTGATAACAGGTCTTACGCTTAGCGCCCCTTTGACCCTCAGTTGCGAACCGCCGACACCGCTCTTGTTGATTTTGACAATTTGAAAAGTTCTGTCAACTTCATCATCTTCTGCCTCAACATCGCCGCTGTCGCCGAATCCTGTCAATACAGATTCAAGCCCCGCTTCATAAGAAATCATTTGAAAGTCCGATTCTCCTGTCGAAGAATGGTTCACCTCAATCAAGGCTTGCCGCACACTACCGACCGGAGAGTCGTATTCAACAATGTCACCGGGTTCTAAATCCCAAGAGAGTGTGTGTCTTTTTGATACGAGGCCACCCTGCGCTTTTCTGTTCAAACGGAGTGCTTGGTTTGCTGACTTGCGCGCCGCAGTTTCATTGTTAGCGGTTGGGTCAAAGGTTGTCATTTGTTTAATTGAGCCGTGCTTCTTTTGCAACTCAGCATCATCGACTTGCACGCTAATTACATCATTGACTGCAATACCCTTGCCTCTTACAATCACTCTGTTTGCAACATCAACTACGGGGTCGATGCTCGTCTCGCCTACACCGCGCTGAATTCCCAAGGTTCTGTCTTTGACTTGGAATACTTTAGGAGCATAAAGGAAGTTCCCAAACCTATCGTAGTAAATAACGAAATGGTCATGTCGAGCGACAGAACGGATGGCGCTTGGAAGAACAAGTGAATTGAAGTTCTTAGCCACAAAGAGTGCGCTTGTCCCTTTCGTTGCAACACTGTTCAACCCGTGTAACGCTTTAGTGAATAATTTCTCAACCAAATCTGTACTGCGCAGTCCTACGCTAACTGCTTGACCAGCATGCACATGGCGCGTTCTCCCCATTTGCAATTCTGCCAAACTGCGCCCCTTCATATTGTTGAGAGCAATTCGCGCTCCCTTGTCGGAGACGCTGATGTTATCAGTTCTCAACCGTAATGATGTGTCCGTGGAATCGTACAGTAGCATCGGTCGCTTGGATGTAGGAGAAAGGCGCTCGCCGTCAAAGAAAGGGGCGTCTTCGTGAGTGGTGTGTGCTAAACGCACGCCTGCGGATTCTTCGCTGAAACGGTATCGGCGAGGGTGACTGCTTTGGAAGTCCGCTTGGTTAGGTTTGTCCACTTGAGAAGTCAAGCCATTGTTCTGCGCGGGCTTGTAAATGACATGGTGAACTGCATTGTCAACAAATGTAGGTTCCTCCGCCACTGAACCTACATGTTCGTGAATAGCATCCGACCGTCCATTGCTTGGAGCGGCGTAAGATGTGTTGCTCGGAGAAGGCACTGTGTAGGTCATAGCGTCGCCTCCTTGTCGGTTCTGTCACTTTCGTTAGCATGGTCGCCTGTATTCAAATCATCACCCGCATACAACTGTTGAGTGTAGCGCGGCTGAACATTGTAATCAAGTCGAATGAAAGAATCTTGTTCATCTTGCACAGACTGCCTTCGGCTTGCGTCGCCTCGGAAGTGTTGCAAAGTATTACTTGATACAATCATTCGCGCAACAGACTGTGTTGCTGTCGATTTGAAGTCACTTGCGCCGCTACCTGCAATCTTAGGCCCTGTACTTACAGGTGCGCTGGTTGATGCTGATAGATTGAATAAATACACAGGCGCGTATGGAGGGTTGTTTGGAGCAGGGTTGCTACCACGCATGTAGGTCGAAGCCGCATCAGCGGCGCGTGCGTTAGGGGCATCATAAAGGAACACACCGTAACGACCTGCGGCAGTTGCCGACAATACATGCGTTCTCTTATCACGGAACAATTCAATGTGTTTGTTATCAAGCACGCGTACAGGACGAACGAGGAACTTGATAGTCTCATCTTTAGCGTTTGTTTTGTAAGATTTTGAATCATGGTTGCTGGTTTGATATGGGTTGGTGCTCGCACCGCTCGCTGAACCCCAAAGATAATCGTCAATTGGTTCTCCTTCGGAACTCAATTCTAAGATGAATGTTCCGCCCATAACTGGAACTCCGTGCGTTGTCCCAAATCTCAAAACCTGCTTGGTTGAAGCAAAGTCAAGTGTATGTAAATTGAGATTATCAAGCGCGCGGTTGGCTGTACTAACGCCGCCTGTTAGAATAAAGCGCTGACCAACCTGTCTGTCTGTGTGTAAACTGTGCGCTTCTGTGCTTGCAATTGCATAAGCCGGACCCATCTCACCATCATTCTCACCAACTGTCATCGTATCCAAACCAATACGCGGTTTTGATTTTGCAATTGGTTCTTGCATGAAAGTGAAGTTTGAATGCTCAACATTGTTTCCTATGTTGGCTTCTCGCTTCAACAAACCATCCGAACCCGCCAATTCCAAGCGAGCGCTGATTCCTCTCGGCATTTCATGAGATTCTAAATCCACATTTGAAGGACGAATCAAGCCGTTTGTGAACGGTGGTTCGCTGGTATGGTGCGAAAGAACCAACCCAAACGGTTGCATATCTTCGGATACATCTTGAAGAATGTCTTCATTGAAGTATGTCGGGTAACGAACACCGCGCCCGTCACCGCGGTCACCAACTCTCTTGGCTGTGGCAGGGTCAAAGAATCGCTCCGAGGCTACTGATGCGCGTAATGCTGTATCGCTGAACATAGTCTCAGCGGACTTGGTTCGGTCAGTAGCGCGGTATGCATCTTCCGGGTCCCATGACGGGCGAATACCAAACCCGCGCACAGGGAACCTGCGAACATCTTCGCCTGTGGTATTACCCCACCAGTCAATCATGTAGTGTGCTTGAGCAAGCGCGAGATTAACTCGTTGGTCAACAACATCTGTTCCTGCTTTCAAACCCGCAGGTGTGTCGGAGTGGAAGCGGCGGATGGCAGTGGATGGGTTGCGAATGTTTCGTACCGCACATCCGAATCCTTTGGTCATGCGCCGTCCATCACTGTACTGAACCTGTTGACCTTTGAGGTTTGTTCCAACAAGCGCGGATGCGTTAGTTTGTCGTTCGATGACGCCAACATAAGACGGTTTGACATTTGTTGTTGGTGTCGTCGTATTGGAAGCGCTTTGAGTCGTTGTTGTCATTGTTGCACCGTCGTTGCTAACGAACGGCCCTTCTGCTTGGTAGTGATAATTAGTGTAGGGGTCGCGCAGTGCTTGATTTGCTTTGATAGCCCAACGAGGACGATTGTATGGTTGCCTTACTGATACGCGGTAGCCCCATCCAGCGTTGCGGTTAGTCGATGCTGAGTTGATTGAGTCGGTCATGGTTTCAACATTAGCGTCAGTCACGACGAGTCCTTTAGCGTCAGTCACTTGCTTGATGTTCGGGTCGTCCCATTTGTTACGCCATCCAACCATTGCTGTACCGTAAAGACTCAACGAACTCATTTGCGCACCAAACCTATGACCGCCCGACCAAAATGCTCCAAGTTGATACTTGCGCGATTTACCGTCTGTACCTGCTTGATGTGGATAATTAGCATCGGGGTACGCGTCTGTTAAATCGTCGCCGGGGCCTTCCCATGTTTTCATTCGGAACTTGAAAGGACCATCACTCATGGCGTATGTGAACTCATGGTAGTGAACCGTTTCAAAATGCTCCGGTGCATGGTTGTAGGCTTTCTTGTCAACAGCCGCGTCTTCTTTGTTAGTACGGCTGTCGGAGAACCATGTCATTGGGCGACCAAGATTGTAGTGCCACATACAAAGATACGCGTCGGGGAGATGCATTGAGTTGGTATCGCGCGTCCCCGACAACAGTTGCGGCAGGTTGCGTGTAGCAATACTCTTGGTTGAATCGTTGTAATACGCGCTGGCATTGAAGTTATTGTAGGGTGAAGTTAAGCGAACGGTCGCGCCTTGAACAGCCGCGGCCCAAAAGCCACTTGTCACAGGAGCCACTCCGTTGAAAACAACTGGACCTGTTGCCCCTGTTTGACTGATGTAGCCGCGGTCAGTGTAAGTCGCTGTTTGTTCAACGCCGTCTGCGTCAACGATAAGCAAGTGGTGGTTGTAATAGTCGCTACCGACTAACGGGAAGAGCGTGTTGTTCTGCACATACAACTTACCTGTACCGCTAATTGAATGTTCGATTGTCGCAACAGGTGTGAGTGAAGTGAGGTATTCAGTGTAAACATCAAGGTAGTGCGACGGGTAGCCGAGCATCGTGGTCTGTGTCCCCACTGCTCCGAGGGTTGAGCGACAGAAGTGATAGTAGTCGTCGGGTTGATACTGCTCTATTCGCTTCCATTTGTTTGTCGCAAATATCGTTGAAGAGTCAAGCGCGGCGCTCCACCATGGCACAGTCACTGTATTTCCGGGTGTGGCACGGTGGAACATGTTGGGATGGTATGGTAGGCTACGGCGGGTGAACGCTCCCGATGATGTAGCATTGACACCGAATGGGTTTGCAAGACCAAGAATAGGAGTGTTCGCGAACTGTTCGCGAGTGGAAGCATCATGGTCAAGAATCAGTTCATTGACAAATATCTCACATCCGCGCGTATCAGCCATAGTAGCCTCGGAAAGAATGAGGTCAAACTGCACACCATTCCATTGAAGCGCAACAACCGTAGCCACCAGTTGGTCAGTCAATGAGCGCTTGGTTGAGTTTGCTCCACTTGGGTCTTCGGGTGCATCGGTGTTAGCATACTCAGTGTTCTCATTGTTCCCCATAAACTGCTTGCTGAACAGGTTAGGTTGAATGACAATTTGATACGCGCCTACCTCAGCAGGGTCGGGGAAGTTCCATGATGTATTGTAATTGCTTCCGCTTTCGAGTTGTATTCGATGTCCACCCGCTTTGTTGCAAACAGCGCTGTCGTCAGCCATTCCATAACCATCGAAGCGCAACTTAGTTTCTGTCAACAATGTGAAGCCGTCACCATGAATATCGCTTGGTGGCTGAGGTGATGTTGGACCCGAAAACCAAAGCAGAGGATTGTGAACAGCCTTGCTTGAATCAGCATCAGTTGCTCCAAAACAAGCGCGAGCGTTTGCATTTAATTTTTGATACAGTGGGTGAGCAAGATGACCGGGGAGCATAGCCATAGTGGGGGCAACATAATGATGACCCATGCGGGGTAGCGGCATTGGAGTGAGTTTGTTAGCCGCGCGAACAAGAGTTGCAGGGCTTACTCCTGCCGGAAGATTAGCCCAATCAGTGTGGGGCTTGTCGGGACTGTTCCCACTTACTTCTGCATGGTCACGCAGTCTGCGAGCGGCAAACTGTCGCGTCGAGCCAGCAGGGATATAGAAAGATGGTTTGATGCCATCGTCCTCCTTGGCCGTAAAGTCGGGCGCGAAGACAACCTGTTGGAATTGTTTACCACTTACTTCTTTGAACGAAGCGATTGTGCCGTTGACTGAAAGGAAGTAGCGTCCGTCGGGTGTAGGGTCTTGCTTCCAAATGTCAGCGGTGATGGTTTCTTTTGCGGTAATTGTATCTGTTCCAACCACATCAACCGTGAGACGGTTGAGTGTCATAGCGTTGTTGATGATGCTCAACGGTTCGCGTTCAGTGTAGGTGTACCCCATCTTGGTGATGTGGAAATACAACGCGCGGTCGTGAGGTTCGTAGGCTGTTTCGAGGATGTTCTGTGATTGAAGACTGTTGTTACTGTCGGGGAAGTTGTTAGGGTTTTGATTGATGTGTTCGTACCCTTCTTGCTCCCAACGAGGCGCGGTGTTAGGTCGAGCAGACTCCGACTCAAATGAACTCAATACTTCTGCGGTGGGTTGACTTGGGTGTTGCAACCCTCCGCTACCAAGTGTTTCGTTTTGATAAGCCTGCAACCTATCGAAACCAGCGCGTACAAGGATATTCCCCGGTATCTCATCGTGGTTTGGTAAGCGTATTTTCATGTTTGGCGATACACCGGAGCCTGCCAAAGCAGGAGCAAGACCTTCATTTTCGCGGTCATGCACCAGTTCATAGTCGCGTATCACTACACCAAGAGGTGAGCCGCCCTCAAGCGTATGCTCTTGGCCTGTATCATCGACAACGACAGTGCTGACAAACTGCATCTCTTCGTTGGGTATGCTAAGAGCGTTACGCACTTCGTAAGGGTATTGTTCAGCGAGTGAAGGGTGAGCCAGTTCTTGTGCTTGGATAATAGGAAACATGCCAGCGTTAGTTGTTTCAAACGAGAAGCGAACATTGCCGTAAATTGTTTCACCGAACTTAACATAAGAGTCACCAACCTTGTGGACAGCCCATGGTATGCTACCAAGACCGCGTGCATTTTGAGCAGGTAGCGTAAGGTTGCCGCCACTCATTCGCTTCCATACGACATGCTCAACAAAGAAGTTGCGAGCCGCGCTACGGTCTTTCCAGTGTGAGTAAATATCATCGCGATGAGTTTCGTAAACCTCGTACCCTTTCATCTCAACCTTGGCTGTTTCCGAATCGAAAAGAGGGTCGTTGGGGTAATACTTATTGTTTGGGTTCTCTTCTTTGTCAAAGAACAAGTCGCCTGTTGGGAACAAACAAGTCTCGGCCTGTGTGAGTTCGGAAGATGTTGCAGGACTGCTTGTCCAAAGAGGGGATGCGTCAGTCGGGCGTGTAATTGTTGTATCATACATGGCTTCGATATGAGGCCCTGCATTCGACTCTGCGCTGAATCGGTCGTTGTTGAATCGGTCATTGTGGTAGGACGCAACCGTGCCTCCTTGAGTTCCACCCCATTTGAGTTGAAGCATGTCGCCACAGGCTTTCTGTCCGTTGCGCGAAGCCTTAGCGATAATTGGTAAGTCACCCTCATAGGAGACTACGATGAAATGGCGCTGATGCAATCCAGTCGAGTCGTGAAGATTGTTTTTTGGAACCCAAATATACTGAGCGTTCTCTTCCTCACCTGCACCAGTTGCTGGTCGCAAAATCCATTCCATGGATGCAGGTTGATGACATGCCATGCCGGAGCCGTATGGGTTGAATCCAAGCATAGGATGCCATGCTCCTAACCCTGCCGCTACCTTATCACTGATGTTGAGACTGTTGAAGTATGAATAGCGCTCGCCATGCCAACCGACTGCGCCAACTGCGCGCGTGCGGTCAATAGCGTCAGTCACGCCACTGAAATGAACTTGTGTGGATGCGTAATGGTCGAAAGGTCCGTTAGACATTTGACCGGAACTTGTTGCCCCTGTTGCGCGAGTTCCGTCAACTGCGTTTTGGAATCCATTATCCCATCGCAAATTACCTGCCTTTGACCAAACGAAAACTTTGTGACCTGCTCCTTCAACACTGGACACATCACCTGTTCCGCTAAGCGCAGGCTCTTCCAATCGGTTTTGTCCGTTTCGGAAGTTCGCACCAAGAACAAATGTTCCTTGAGCAACATCGTAGTGCGAGTAGTAGCCGTAGTAAGACTTTGTACCATTGCTGACGCGTATCCAACCGTTCTCCGGTAGCGTCATCGGGAGCGCCGTTGATACTGAAACAAGACCGCCGCTGGCGGCGTCAGTGTAAGTTCCGAGGTTACCAACATCAATCCATCCGTATTTGTCTTGGCGTTGCGCGTCTTGGAACGATGGTAAGAAAGAGCCGCCGAGTGCTTTGAGATTAGCGCGACCGGGGAATGTGTTAATTGCGGCGGCGACGACTGCTCCTAACTCTTCACTGTTTTGACAGCGCGTAGCATCAATCAAGAATACATCTTCGGGTACTGGCGCGCTTAAATTATCATCGTAATCAATCAATACTTGCGAGCCAACTCGGAACATCGTTGCATTCAGTCCAAGTCTGTCGATGTATTGCACTGTGGAATTTACAGAATTGACCAGTGTCGCAGTGATAGGATGCGGAGCATTCTTCCGCACGCTGTTGTCAAACCAAGAACCGCCTGCCGTGTATCCACCATCAAGGTGGAAAGCAAGTTTGTTTATGCTAAAGTTACTGATAGCAGAAGCAAATCTTGCAGTCGCTCGATAGTGAGAGAATGGATGAGCGTATTCGTTTGCAGCGCTTTGACCAGTGGCGTTCGGTCCAAAGAAGTGACTGCTAACATAGCGCGCTTGTGTTGACAAAGTTTGGTTGAATGCACTGTTTGGTGAACCATAAGATGGTTCCCAATGACGGAATGTTTCGTAAGGGAATACATTGTTCGCGCCGTAAGCATCTGTCGGCGGTAAAAACTGATTTGAAGCGCCGTTAAGCGTACCATTGCTCAACTCATTTGGTAGGAAATAACCAGCCTCGTTGCCTTGGTCGAATGTTGTTCCTGTGGCTCCGTCAAGTGAGCAGTATTTTTTCCATGCGGCTATCCATTTTGCCGAAGGTTCGACCGACTGTGTTATACTTCCTATCTCCCCGCTCCAATGTTTAGGTACTGATTGGCCGGGGCCGAACACCATGTAAGCCACACTGTTTTCGGAATCATCATAGCGTGCATAAGGGTGAGCAAATCGAAGCACGACGGGTACAGGTTGAGCGACTTTGACACTATCGTAGGTTGTGCCGGGGATAGGGTGAGTGTCTCTGTTCCCGTCAATGTCGGGATTGAGTATAGCATCAGCGTTGGCAAATGGAGGCGAAGCCTCACCCCTGTGTTGATTAACAAGCGCCGAAGCAGGGAACATTGCAAACATAGCCGCAGTGTCAAGGAGCGCAAAGGCTCCCATCTTCTCACCAATGTCTTGCAATCCAGCGCTACCCGTAGGACCCTTCGCATACGGGTGTTTGTTGTGACTGCTGTAATCAACACGCGACCCGTCGTTGATGTCCATGACTACGCCGCTAAAGCCACCGCCGAAGTAAAGAGGCACATTATGGTCAACGCTGTCATGCGCTCCACGGAAATACAATAGCGGGTTGCCTTTACGATTCGCGCTAAGACGCATCCCTTGAATGTCGTTGACGAACTTGAAGCGTTGCATCAGTTGACCTGTGCTACCTAACAAAGTTCGGAAATCACCCTTGCCTTCGTTATTATGCCAGCCAATCATTTGATTAGCCGCTACTATGGCTTCCCCGCCACCTCTCTCTATGGGGCTAAACGCCGCGCAATAGATGTAGGAGTCTTCTGTCAAGTCCATACGCTTGAACGGTGACCAAGACCCATCAATCGCGCCGCCAAACTCATTGTGAACATCGCGATTAAGATTGTTACCACTGGCATCCACATGTTGCAACTGCCATGCGTATTGGCGACCAAGTACAGCAAAGTTGTGAGGGTCGCGTAACTCAAGTTGATAGGTGTCTTTTTCACCCGAAGGTAGGCTTCCCGACTGAGTGTCAAGTTGGAAAGTATGAGACTCAAGAGCCGGTGTAATGTGGTCACCATCAAAGCGTGTAAATTTGTCACCTTGCAAGTGCTTCTTCCATTCAGCGGTAGGCACTGCATTGTTGGTTTGGTCAACAAGGATGGGTGTGGCTGTGTTAGCGTTGTAGCCTCGGTAGCGTGTTGATATTGTCAATAGCGTGCTTGGTAAATACCCACAGTCTAACATTTGTGAATTGAGTTGACTTGCTCCCAACCCGCCAAAAGTACCACCAGTACCGTGCGTTGCGCTGACTACGCTTGTTTCTTTACTACTTGCGTTGATGCCCCAATCTTTGGAGAGGGAAACGCTGAATAGAGAGCGAAGAGGTATGATTTGTTTGTTGCGATTAAAGGTTGTAATTTTAATTGCGGTGCGCGCGCTATCGCCCATAACCTCGCCGTAAGTACGACCATCGGGTGCGCGCAAATGTGAACAGTCAAAGAACTGATTGTCCTCGTTCGGGTCAACTGTGAAAGCATAAGCGGTCGCCGCGGCAATCAATTCATCAGTAACAATAGTTGTTTGATTGAGATGTGGGCTGATAATGACAGGCGCGTTGTTATCGTCGTAGGCTGTTGGTCCTCGGTTTACTTGAGCGCTGAAATACTGAGCGTGTATGTCATCCGCATCAACCCCGGCAAGACCTGCAAAACTGTGAGGACCAGCCCGACCGTTATGAGTTCGCGAAGAATAAGAAAAGACTACACCAACTTCACCATACGCTGAGGTTGAAGAAGGGATAGCCAACCAAATTAAGCCGCTGTCGGGAAAACCCATCCAACCGAGAACATCGTCAACATCGGGAGAATGATGCCATATTCCGCTATTGTAGTACCCGTAACCGCTCGCGGCGTTAATTTCAAGAGTATTGTTGCTCATTAAATTTTTCATTGTTACAGCGTAACCAGCGTTAGGCGTGTGAACACCGCGCCATTTGTTACCTCTCCACTCTTTCTCGCTTCCTGCTGAGTAAAAGAAAGGTGTGCCATCGGAACCTTTACCCCACATGTGAGAGCCAATAGTGAATCCACCCGACGCAACATCGCGGTCATCAAAGTTGATGAGCGTTTCTTCATCAATAGTGCTTGGCATCATTGAGTTTTTGTTAGAGAATGATTCACCCGCGCGTCTGTAAATGTATCGAAGTATGTGTGACTTGCCGCGATGGTCAACCATTTTCATACCATAGAGAGGTTGTGTGCCTGTCACATCTTTTCCTGTTTCAGCAGAAGGTGCGTAAGTGTTGTAAAACTTGTAGTATGTGTCTGCGGGTGCAAGATTTTGACCATAGATGGTGACAAATCGACCATCCCCCTTTCCGTCTTCACCAAAGCCCCATAGACCAGCATCGGGAGCAAAACCGGGAACGCCTGCGGCTACGATACCACCGAAGTTAATGCGTGCTTTAGCGCGTGTGCCTATCTGCAAACCTTCTCGTATTGTGAATTTTTGACCACCGTTTTCAAATGACTCCATAGCGCCACTGTTTGACGAACGACCAGTAGTAGCCCCCGTGTTTGGAGTTTCAAATCCTTCTGCGGTGTTGAAATTAGCGTCGTATCCGAGGTGCAAATTTGTGATGAAATCATCACCAGCCTCGTCCAATGCGACATATTCGCGAAGAGTGGTGATTGGGGCGAACGGTTTGCCGTTCTTATCAATCGGCATAGGCGCAGGGTGCATGTTTTCACCTGCTATTTCGGGAGGTGAACAGAAGAAGTTGCGGAAACGACCACCGTGACCGATAAGGAATTGTGGTTTGTATTCAGCCTGTGACTTACTGTTGTCCAACCAAGCGCAAAAGTTGCGCCCTGTTGCTCCGGGGACAGTGCTGTGTATCACTATGCTGTACCCTTCATTGCCGTTAGCATCTTCAACAACACGACCAATATGCGCGCGAAGATAACCCATGTGAGAACCGCGGTCAAAAGAAGTGAAAGCACTGCTCATCCAAAACGGAGCAGGGTCGTGTGTCGAACCTGTCACTGCAAAATCAGCGTGCTGATGAATTGCAGTAGCGTCGGTTGGCTCTTGAGTTTCAGTTCCGGCTACTGACACTGCTCGCCTGTTAATATCGAATCGCTCACCTTCACCAGCGTATTGGTCGGAGGGTCGTCGCTGACTGCTTCTGCCATTTAACGCACCGCCTTGATTGATGAGACGAACAACTTCGCGTGCCGCGGCCTCTATGTCTGTGACACCTTCTCGCAATCCAACCTCACCCATGTCAATGCTCAAACGGCGAACGAAGTCCATTTCGGTCCAGTGGGGAAGTTCCTTCAAGCGCGCATCGCTCACAATGTTAGCAATGCTTCTCTTGCCCTTCAAACAAAGGAATGCTGAAATGACGCGCGTGCCTTCCGGTGAATCGAAGAAAGTCGCGCTAAACTCATAATGACCTGCGGTGTCATCGACAATTGCTTCGGATGTATCGTGGTCTATCGTTTCAGCATGTCGCTGTTGAGCGCTGGTAATGCTTACTGTTGACTCGGAGACGCGCCCTTGACCAAACTGAGCAGATTCGCTACCGAAGGATATGGTGTGGTCTGTGCCGCGTGTCTTTCTTACAAAGTGAGTGGACGCTACACCGGATGTTGCCATGTAAGCGTTGTCCATCAGCCACCACATTTTGTGAACATAGGCTCCTTCGACATATTGAGATTTGCCTTCATCTTTAATGAGATTGTAAGCGACGCTGTTGATTGTTTGAGCGTCTGTGCTTGATGTTGTTGCCTTATCCTTTCGTTGTGTCTTGAACCCTGCCGCCACATCAAGACCTTCAATGGCTGGTGTAGCGGCGCTTGTTTGAACTTGCATGTGTAAATCGTGGAATGCGATGAACTCACGGTCATGTTCAACATCATAAAGAAGAACGCGCGCATTTGTTTCAGTTGTTAGGTAAGGGTCGAGGTATGCTACAACAGGAGCAGAAGTGCTGTGTCCAAGTTCGGACCAATTGAGTTCGATGGTTTTGTTCACATGTTGAACAAAGTTACGAGCAGTCTCAATGCAAGTGTCGCCAATAAGGAAGTTTTCAAGAGGAAGAGTATCGCGCGCTTCAACTCCCAATGCACCTTTGCCGCCATTGAATCCGCTCCACACTTCGTACTCATTTAACACTCCGCGCGATTTACAAAACATTCCTTCAATCGCGTGAGGATTTGTATAATGCATGTTCATCCACACACTGTCACCGTAACGCAATCCACCCGCACAGTATGGATTGTTCCAAGTAGCGTTCGCGATTGCATCCTCTTGCTTGAGAGGTAAAGTCGTTCCATTGATTGCATAAACACCGATGACAGTGATAACATCATCAGCCGCAAGATTAGGCGCACCGCTGTCGAGGACAGGGTGTGCAACGGTTGTCAACTCATTGACAGCGCTGGTTGAGTTGTAAATGATTTGATATTTACGCCCTGTGGCTTCGTTGATTCCCGCGAATGCGTAATTCGTCGGCAAATGCCCCTTGGGTAAATCTCCCTCAAAATAGAAGGTTTGTCCTATTTTCAGTGCAATCAACTTCAACTTCGCGCCTTTTGATTTTATGCGACCAAGATGCGGGTTAGCGAGCGGACCGGCTTTGAACTCGACTGCGCTAACATACTGACGCAAACCATAGTCAAGATTGCCGCCTTGGGTCATTACGCTCCCGCGGTCGTAGTAAAATGGTCGTCGGTATTCTTGGGCGGAAGAAGCGTAGTTATCGTCACCAGTCATTGGGAAATTGTTTCCGTCAGCAACGGCTCCAACAGTGATTTGGGAACCGACTTCTAAACTTGAGAAGAAATCTTCACTTGCGTGACCTTCTGTGTGGCTGAGAGTGAGAGTACCTGTGCCACTCCCTTCGTAGTAGGCCCACTCACCGTTGCCCAAAACAACTCTGCGAGTTCGACCAACGCTTGCCCCGCGAACTAATCCAGCGGCATTGAAATTCGATTCGGGTATGTGAGTAAAGCCGCTCATGATTTGCAATGCGGTTGAACTTCCTCGCCTTTCGTATCTGCGAACAGTAGCGCGAATAGGCAACTTGTTGGTGATGCGATACTGATACTGACCGAAAGCCTCGTAATCATTGGCAGGGTATGACCCTGCTCGACGGCCAACAGGTGAAGGGTTCCATGTATGCGCAGTCATAGTCGCATCAAGATGCAATTTCATGCTGTTATCGGGACCGGGGAATATGCCTGCATCTCTGTCTTCAAAAAATTGTTGAGGGAATAATGGAATTTCAACAAGCGCGCGAGTGCTTGCGTATTGTGTTCCAAGTTGATAGTCATGTTGAACAGAGCCGATGGATTGAAAGAGACGGTCGTTGACTGTTGTTCCATCAGCGCAAATAGATGATGAGTTGAAGAGAGGGTCGAGAGATATGATGCTCCCAATCCCCACTCCGCTCTTAGTGACCCAATCACTAAAACTCGATGCACCTCTTCCGTTAGGCAGTGTGCCACCGTCAGTCAACTGAAAGGTAATTCCTGTTCGGCTTGTGTATTCAGCGCTTGCCCCGTTCTCTAAATAAATGCGACCAGCGGCAGGGAAGCCGTATGTCCCCCACGCTTGCATATTCGCTGATAAATTATTGAGAGGGTTTACATCAATTTGAAAACTTCCTGTGTGAATGCCATTGACTTGTGTGCTCATATCATGACGAGTGTTCCAACCAATACGAGATAGTGTGGCAGGGTCCCATGAGGGTTTTGTATTGACTGCGCCTTGACCTGCTCCACCAAGGGTTACTGAAACAACAGGCGCGCCGGGTTGTATTTCTTTGACAATGTGTGAGTTAGGACTACCATCGCCGCTGTAAGACACTGTTTGGTCCGACACATCATCCATCAAGCCTTTTGCTTGCATGATGAGACTGCGACCGCCGGATGTATCTTTTACTTGCATTGAAGATAAACGACAGACTGATTGTATGAACTCAACTATGATGCGAGTAGGGTCGTTTGAATCAAGAGCGCTTGGAGTAACTCTTGACAATTGCATAGTGCGCTCGCGCTTGCTTGGTTGAACAATGAGTATGTTGTTGCTACCAATTTTGTCATTGTCGATAATGTCAAACATTTCAAACGCGCCACCCTTCTGTGACGCGAATTGTTTAGCCTCTTGATAGCGAGCAGGGGCTTTACCAACAGGAGGGTCGCTTGCTCCGCGCTTCCTTGGTTGCAAATGCAACTTGTGGTACGCAGAAGGGTGTCGCGTTGCCCCGACCCCTTGAGGTGGTTTGGAGGGTTCGTCTCCTGTGTTGCGCGGAGAATAATTTGAAGGGATGAGTGATTCATCCAAGTCCTCTTCAAATTCTATTCCACCTGTGTTATCTCCAACTAAGTAATGAGGTAAGAGCGCTATGTTACCATCCCCCACATCTTTGGGGTTGAGGAAGATAACGCCGCCTGCGGAATGAATTGTTGCACCAGCGCTTACTGCATCCGCAATGTGAGCGGCTACGCGTTTACCATTCAGCAAACATCCTGCGTCGGGTACTGTTTTTGTAACAAGCAAAGAAGGGTTACTAAGCCCCATCTTTCCGCCTGTAAGGTCGATTGCATCATAGTGAATTTCAACATACCCTGCTGTCAATCCCGACACCTCAAGGATTGCTATTCGCGCTTCTGTTTCGGGCGTGAGGTGATTTTTGTATGAAACATCGTCGGTTGAAGAAACATCAATGCCTCCACCTTTGAGTAGGAAGGGGCGAACATCATCCACTGAGATAGCGATGACACCATCGCGATGAGCGTCAATTGCCGCCAAGCCATTCCTTACTATTCCATTTGTATTAGCACTGATAATAATTTGAGAAATGCGAGAATTGATAGCAGTGTGGCTAATTTCAATCTTGCTGTTGATTGGTAGTTGTTCTTTCAAACCAAGATAACTACCCGCGAAGGTAACTATCACATCGTCTGCTATACCATCAATGGTTCGCGTCACATCTTGAGTGTGTGTCGGAGGTAGCATTCTCAAGTAAGAGTGTCCTTCTCGCTGAGTGAACTTGTGTCGTCCCGTGTGTCCTGCTTTGAAACGCTCATCCAGCGACCATGAGGCTGGTGAGAAATTGTTTCCTGTGGCAATGTTGCGCGAAAACATAAAGCCGTGAAAACCATTACCGCTTTCGTCAATGACCATCGCGCCTGTTCGGTCAATGGCTTGACTACCTGTGCCTATGGTTTGGTATGGTTTGCCCGATATGCCGTCGATGAGCAGGTCGGAACGGACAAGCACCATGGTTGAGTCGTTTGCAAAGTTGTTAGAAGAATCAAATGCAGTTCGCGGATGAAGAACACCGCGAGAGCCAGTGTCGGGTGACAAGCCAAAATCGAGATGAATGCTGTCAATTGTTACAGTACCGTTGATATTGATTTGCTTAAGACGAACTCTCTCCGGCGGAGATGCGTTAGGAATGCCTGTGAGGGTGTCTGTACCTGTCGGGTTGATGATGAGGTTGAAAGGAGTGTGAGCGACGCTGATGACCTGCGCTCCGCTACTGTGAGCGGCGTTTGCTACTCGATAGTTACCAAGACTCTCAAGCGTGTAGTTTGCCAATAACGCATCGGACTTGCCGCTCACTGTTTCGTAAAGCGTTTGACAGGCTGTTGCTCCTATGGTGATGGTAGTGTCGCCTGCTGACACGGCTGATGTGATAGCGAACTCATCATCATCCACTTCAACAGGCTCTTCAAAGCGCCATAGACCGATAGTGTTCGTTGAACGAAGACATGGTTGTGCGCGCGTAGCAATTTCACTAACACCACGCTTCCAATGCACTGATTCAATGTAACCTCGGTATTCACCACCTTCACCGCCAATGAACAAATCTTGGTCGTTAAAGTTGCATGTGTGTTTCTTGTTGGTTCGCTCGGAAGCCATCAATTCACCATTGACATAGAGTTTGATTTGACGACCGTTGAATTCGCCCATGATGTGATAAAGTTCGCGCTGACCGATGTTGTACCCTACATTGTTTGAAACAAATGAACCTGCCGCGTTTGGGTAGTTGTTAGCCGTCTGTGCAATCAGCGAAACACCATTGCTGAATGTAACTGAGAATGATGCTTTGGCTGGCGCATCGACTGAACCCATGCGCAGTTCAAATAAACTCTCTTTGCTCGCGATGACACCGCCACAGTCGGGCGACACCCATGCTTCAACTGTGAACTGCTCGAATGATTGGTTTTTCACTTGACCTAACCGATGGCTATCACCCTCTTGCAGTACAGGTGCAGAAGAGCGCGCTTCATTGCCTTCGAGGATACGCTTATGCCCTGTTTGTGTAAAATCACCTTGAGGACAAACGACGCTATCGCTCACACCGTTGAAGAAGAGCGCGTGACTTGTTTGTCCAATAACAGCCATGTCAAGTCCCCACAATGAAATCAATTGGTTGGAAGGTAATGTCGCCTTCGTAAATGTTCTCACCAGCGTTATAATTCATCGACATGGAAACGACTGTGCCGGATATGCCAGTCCTGTCATCAGTAGGGTCAAAAAGAGTTGATACGCTGAGATTGTTTGCTTCCGAATCTTCTTCATCAGCCCTGCTCAATCCGTTGACGATTCTAAAATTACGCTCCACATAATCACCGTCGCTTGAAGATGAAGTGATGATTGAGTTGTAAGGCAGTTGCATACCGATGATGTAGTCATTACTCTGCCCCGCGACTAAACTGAAATCTTTGTCAACAACAAGCGCTCCTGCTTTCAGCAGACTACCGGAAGTTCCGGCAAGATTTGCATTGCCTACATACGCAATGAGGTCCTGTAATTTATCGCCCGCGCTCTTGCATGACATGTCTTTGCCACCTCCGAATGTTTCAAAGAAAGGGGTGTTCCCTGCGAAAGTTGTGCTAAACGAAGGTGTTTCATTGTTACTCGCGAACCCTTTTTCTTTTGCTGTGAATGTAATTTTACAGTTGGTTGCCAAGTTTTTACCCACACCTAAAGTAATAGTGAAAGCATCGGTGAAGTTCGTACCACCATCTGTCGTTAATTGGTCAGTCGTTGAGGGAGTGAGAGTGTTATCTTCAAGTGCAGTCTTGATAGCCCCCGCTAACGACGCACCTGTGGTGATACCTTGTATGCCGACAGTGATTGTTTGAGGATTGTTTGACCTTGTGTTAGAAGAAGAGCCGCTATCGAATACAACGCGAACAGGCTTACGGGTAGTGTTTTGCCCTGTGTAAGCCGTTTCAATTTCAAAATACAAACCGTCCAAATCAGCGTTAGTGACACCCCCCGTATCACCGCTCATCATAATCGGATGCGAACCACCGCTATTATCTTTCAGCGCGCTGAAATCAATGGAAGCCACTGCCGCAGTTTTTTGAAATGTGGAAGCGGCGCAGTTATCATCGGACAGAACGATAGTAAGTCGATAATCAGCGCTCACCATGTTCATGTCAGCCGCGTAGCGCGTACCTATCACTGGAACACTGAGAACTGGAACACTGCGCGTGATGTTCATACTGTAATTAGTCACATCAAGCACGATGACCTCACCGTCGTTACGAATCAAACGAACCTTCGTCATACAGCAGACCTCCTGTTTCCATAGGAACGACCGCCACGACCCATCTCAGCGCGAATAAGGTCGCCAATTTCGCGAGCCAATTGCTTCTTGTCGGTCCTATCAGTCACACCTCCGACATTGATGTTGATAGTTGTACCACTGCCGCCTCCCAAACCAATACCGTCGGGGTTGTTGCGCTTGCTGAGAGGCACGACTGCTTCGGGTCCATCCTCGCCAATCATCGCGAGCGTCGGACTGTTGACGATACCACCCTTCGCGAGTTGAGGGATTTGCGGTAGCGAGAAATTCTTACCCCCGATAAGTGGGACATTATCGGGTATCTTAAAATCAAAACCTTTCGCGAAATCATTGTAAATATCAACCACAGCGTTGAATGCATCTTTGAAACCGCTGACCAATCCGTCTTTGATGGTGGTTGGTATGCTCAAGAACCACTCCTTGAGCGCATCTCCACCGTCAAATAAAGCGGTCCAAAACCCTGTGACCACATTAACCAAAGCCGTCCAAAGACCATTGACAATGCCGAGAACAACTCCTACAATGAGGGCTAAAGCAGTCCCTATTCCTCCGGCAAGCAAAGCCAAGCCAGCAAGCGCGCCATAGAATATCAAGCCAGCCAATCCAAATAACCAATCCTTCGCTGTGGTAAGCAGTGCCATTATTTCATCCCAATAGCGAATTACAGACGCGACGACGAAAATGATAGCCGCGATGATAGCCGCAGGGACAGCCGCAACCCCGACGAGGAAAAGTCCCAAACCAATAAGAATGGCACTACCGATACCAAGCAGTATGGCTTTGAATCCATTAGCCGAACCTGTCAAGTAGGCAATCATACCACCAGCGCCAACCATGATGAGAGCGAAGCCCCCTAAGACAGCCATGAGTGTGCGACCCACCACGGCCTGTAAAAGAAGTGAAGCAGTGCTACCCCAACCAAAGAAGCCCACCATCAAAGCGAAGAACCCTGTGAAGACACCAGCCGCTACGAGTGTAGCCGCCGCTACACTGTCAGTCTCGTTCTTCACTAATTGATACACACCAACGGCGGCAAATACAGCCCCTATGGTCAAAGCCAAAGGAGCATTGAAGATAGCGAAAGCAACCGCTGTTGCAAGAACGGAAACCGCGAGAATATCAAACAAGGCCGTTAAACCATCATCACCTTCGCCTGCGATAACGAGCACCAACCCTTGCATCGCATCATGCAATGGACCCATGTTTTCAGTGAGGGTCAGTACAACACTGTTCGACCCGTCGAATGCAATTGATAATGCGGCTAACGCGAAGCCTACAATGAGGAATATGCTTACCAGTGAAAATATGCGCGTCACTAAACGAGTGAATCTGTTATTCGCGGTATTGAGAATCGCATTGTTTGCTTTCGCGACACCGCCAAAGAACAACATACCAACCGTCAACTTCTGTAAAGCAGTCAAATCTTTGTAGCGGTGTTCTCTTTCTTCTTGGCTCATCGCCGCGGAGTTTGCAACAAACTTGGTGACATTACCCACCGCTTTAGCCATCCCCGCAAGGCTACGAACCATTCCTGTGATTGGGTTTTTCGCGAACGCGGTTTTGATTTTGAGTTGTTGCTTTTCAAGCACACCCATTTTCTTCGACACATTGAGGTTGATGATACCAAGTTGCTCTAATTGTTGAACAAGTTTTTCAATCTCATCAGCAACACCATCAATCTCATTCGCCATTTTTTCACCATCCTTCGCTAAACGGCATCGGGCCGTGAGTTGAGCCTACGCGCGTCTTGTTCTTTGCACCATCGGTCGCCTTCTTCATCTCTTCGGCTTTCAAGCGTTCAGCGGCTACTCCCCACGCGAAAGATTTCTCGAAAGCGCTAATCGGCATATTCCACACATCAACCATACTCAACCCATAATGTTTCGCGACGAAGTACGCCGCTGAGTCAAAAGCCATGTCAGCGTCGGGGGTCGGTTTGCTCATGAAGTCGTAAACTTCACTCACTCGTTCGCCCCACCCGCTAAAGGGTTCGCCATCAAGTCTTGAGGTTGAGGTAGCAGTGAAGTTATTTGTTGCGCAACAAAGGGTTTGAGCGCAGTCATTTGAGGAATGGTCAATCGTGGTTCAGTCTTCTCGATGCCGTTAATCAACATGTATTTCCAATAATTCGCGAGGTCAATATCCACACTACCATTGGTGGTGATGGTGACGAAAGTTTTGATTGCTTCTTGAAGTTGCATGAAGGATAACTCCTTCACCCATACTCTCATAACAACATCTTCGTCGTCTTCGCTCACTCTTATTTCATGCTCCACCGCTTGGTTACTCACCAAGAGGCTCATCGGGTCTGCTATTTTCGGCATCGTTCTCACTTACTCCATCATCGCCTGCCGCGGCTTCTTCCGAAGGAACGGCTTCATCCACTTCAACTGCCTCATCCGAGGGGGCGTCCGCTTCAATTAGGCGAGCAATGAGTTCCGCCTTTGTACCAGTGACAGGAAGAGTGCGCGCTCGTAGGAGCGCTTTCAATTCTTCCACAGTCATAGATTCGTATGTTGGTTCCGCAACTTCAACAGGCTGTTCTTCTGTTTGTTGCTCTTCGGGGAATGGGTTGCCGTCAGTGAGCGCGGCATCGGGGTTGAATACTTCTTCAACAACTTGGGGTTCTTCAACAACACCGCGAAGGCGTAGTGGTCGTTCGTCGCCTGTGTGCATACTCTTCATCATCAGCACCCCATCTTTTCGCAGGTTGAGCCTTTTGATTTGCACTTAGGACAGGTCTTGCAACCACGGCAACCTTTGCAGTCATCGCCTTTGCACATACTTTCTTTCAGTAGCGTTCCCCAACTTTCTCTCATCGGATTCATCTTGTTCACCTCACATGTGCAGGAAAGCATCGCGCGAGATTACGCGCACATGCTTTGGCATAATTTTCAATTCACTCTTGATAACGCCCTTATCTTCGGGGATAGGAAGCGGAGCCGACTCAATGATGTAGTCGTCAATAACGATAGTAATTTCTTCGCGGTTAGCACCAGCACCAGCCTTGGTCAGCGTGAGTGTGATTGGCTCAGTGAACGAGTGAGTCCTGTTTGTTCGGAACTCATGCCAAATGAGAGGGTCGCTTGCGATGATGGTCATGCTGAGACTGTATTCCATCTTCTTCTCAATCATGAGGTTAGCGTTGCGCGAACCACCGAATGGGATTTGTTCAAGGGAATCACCAGCGGTGTTGCGGGTTTCCGCTTGACCGTTCCCTCGAATGGTGTAAATTGCTTCTGTGTTGTTGTTGCCTTCAAGAGAGAAGTTAGTGACTTGCGCGATGTTGGTTCCGAATGAACTGATTTGACCATTGTAAAAGAAGTATGGCTTCTCAGTGTTTGGAGCGATACCAGCCTTCTTGCGGTTGACTGTGGAGTTAGCAGTGTTCTCAAACATACGGTGCGCGGTGTATCTGTCACCTTTGCTGGTATCTTCAAGACGACCTGTATCGGTGTAGCAGTAAAGCGCGTCGAAGTTGATTGATAATTTTACTTCTGCATCAGCATCAGCCGCGAGCGAGAAGTCCTTGACTTTGCATCCTTTCCATACGCGCGTAAGTTGCTTGCTGTCGTTAGCGGAGCCGGGCGCGGCTTCGTTAGCAAGAGCGTCAGTTGCGTTGCCGTTGAACGAGCCAACATTGTGTGTTCGGATGCTGGATTCAATAGCGAATGAAGGAATCGTAGCGCCGGAGAATAGAAGTCGTGATTGGCGGTTGGTGATTGTTCCGAAAGATGCGGCAGTGGTGACAAAATCCGGTGAGCCTGTTGTTGTCGGGTCAGTGTAAGATACGCGCTTTAGTGAGTATCCCGTGTGACTGAAATGCAACGGCTCTTCAAGATGCAAGCGTAGTGTCGTTGTATCAATGTAAAGCACTTGACGAATTTCGTTCCTTTCGGCGTGTTGCAAATCGGTAGCCGTGGACCCATCACCCCATTTAGCCCCTGTTGGCTGAACAAGGTCGGATGGGAAATTGGTGGCTGTACCGTCCTTGATAATGATGTATTCACCAGCCGAGAGGTTTGAGAGTGTGCCTGTGTATTCAACATAAGTGTCACCAGCGGCTATGTCCTCGAATGATGTTGCAGTGGGGTCACCGGAGATAACTGCCGTAGGTTCGTCAATAATTTCGCGACCAAGTGCGTAATACAACCAGCGCGCGCTGTTCATCATTGTCTCAAGAGAGCCACCCGTGTTCTCGAATCGTTGTGGTTCTTGGATGACCACATCACGACCGACGCCTACTACATGAGCGCGTCGCACTTCCACTTTGGTTTCCGGTAGCGCAACGGTTGCGGCAAGACCAACGAATTGGTCCGTAAGGACAGACTCGTCGGACGAATCGGCATTTGCATTGTAGGTGCTTCCTACATCAATAGTCGGTGTGCCTACGGTATCAATGATGAGTTCGTCACCGGATAATGATGTAGTGCTTGTGGATTTCATAGGAGGCGAAACGGTGAGTGAATCGCCACTGTTTGCGACAATTGTGTAAACATGGCCTTTGGTAGCATTGTCGTCAGCGGTGAAAGCACCACTACCGATAACGCGAAGTTGCGAACCGACAAGCATACCCGCAGGGTATCGCAGAAGTGAACCGCTTGAGAAGAAACCTTCCGTCGCGCCTGTGAAGAGGATGCCAGTGCCAGCGGCATTCGTCGCGAAACGAAGACCACCGAAGCCATCAAACGCCAGTGCGAGTCCACATTCTTTACCGAATGTCACTTCGGATAGGTCGCCTTTATACACTGTTGATGCCATATTATCTGCTCCGCCTTGGTTTACGCGATGAGTTCGCTAAAGATAACGATTTCGACTTGGAAGGTCATCCTGTGTAGCCTCTTCGTCCGGTCCGAAAGGTCAGTCCGTAATTTATAGAGTAATCGGTCAAAATTAGCCCCATCGCCCTTTCTTTTGCTATGGATGATGCGCCGAACTTCATCTTCGATTTTCATGAGGTGCGGTCGTCCATTCATGGTGCGCGCATCGACTGTTACATTGATTCGCGTGTGAACGAAATCATAGAACACTTCGGGCTGTTCTTCCGCGTGCATGGTTTCGTAAAGAAGGATTGCGTCTTTGTTGGTAAGGTCGAGACGCTTCCCGCGTCCCGCTTCGACTGTGGTAATGTCTTCAACGATAGGTGTTCGCTGATTCGTGTTACCACGATTCCACCCTGTGGTGAGAATGTCTTTCATAAGTTCGATTGATTCAAGCGCCATTCAACCAACTCCCGATATGTGACTGAGCGCGTGCTTGCTTCTTCGCTTTGCTGATGATGGCTTGGTAGTCGGGGTCGTTTTCTTTCATAACTTCACCGTTCTCCTTGATGATTTCCCCTTTGCTGTTGACAGCCGCGCCATAGTCAAGAGCGCACGCATCAAGGAAGATGCGCCCCTTGTCAGTAAAGATGGTATTCTCGCGCGCTTGAGCGATGGTTTCACTCAAGGCTTTAGCGAGTCCCTTCTTGATGGCTTCTTGCATACTATCACTCATCTTCGGGTCGCGGTGTTCGTTGAATTGATTGTTTTGGCTCACTGTGGTAATCGGGGTTGTCCTTCATTTGTTCGCTTGTGTGTTTTTTAGCATCCCTTCTTACCTGTTGTAGCATTTGTTGTTGGTTTGCCTGTTCAAACGCTTCTGCTATGCGAGAAACGCCATGCTCGCGGTCGCCATCACCTTCAAATCCATGTCCGTAAGGGTCCATTTCTTGTGAAAAGTTGTGATAATTCATCACCGAGGGATGAACAGCATTTCCTTCGCTATCAAGCATTCTTGGGTTGCCTTTCAAAAATATCCATGCTTCTTTCATTGGGTTCATAGTATCACAACACCGTCATTATCTCTGTGTAGCGCGGTAGCGTCTCCGCAACCTGCGCTTTGAATAATTGATACTTGCTACCCAAGTCCACATTCTGTGTTCCTTCGGGCAGTAGCACGCTTCTGTCATCGGACAGAATCAAATCCATCGCAACCAACTTAGTACAAATATCTTCAATCGCCTTCTCGACATATCTCTCGCCGTACACATAGGATGCTTTGACGGCATTCCATGAGAAGTAAGGGTATGAGTTGTTGAAGTAAATGACGCCCAACTCGTAGTCAGCCCACCAATCGCGAAGACGAGCCTCGTCACCTGTGCTTGTTCCAACATAGTCAATCTTGAATTGCTTCTGTTTGAGGATAGCGCCAGCCGTTGCCGCCGCGGTAATGTCTCCAACAAGGTCGGTGACGCCGTTGAGCGTATTACCTGTGATGCTGGTGTAATACCCGTATGCCGCACCGATGTTGATAATGCCGAACGGTACGAGGGTTGTAATGTCGTTGAGAGTGATGGTTGTCGCTGTGGATGCGCTGACAGTTGTCTCAAGGTCAGTCGCGCCAGTGAAAGTGACGCCGGGTGATGTGCAAGCGTAAGTCGCGTTTTGTCCTGCTGAGCCGCGTCGCATAGAGGTGATTTTCAATTGAGCCGCTCCGTAGTCCGAGTTAGCGGAAGCCATGAACTCATGATGAACGCTGGCTGAAACAGTACCGTCACTTTCTGTTATGTCTTCAAAGAGGAAAGAGGGAGTGAATGGTGTAGCGGCTTTTCCTTTGCGCGCATTCATGTTGATGAGGTCAGCCAACTGTTGTGCAGTGCTTACATTATCGAATTGCGCGCGGAACTTGGAACTTCCGTCACCTGCTTGTAATGTCGCGACACCGCCGCCGCCGGGACATAGGAATACTTTGTCAGTATCAGCGGTGATTTGAGTGTAGTCGTGAATCTTGAGTCGAATTTCAGCCGCCGCTATTTCACGATAATCGTTGCCTTGCCATATTTCAAGACGAAGAATCTGTTGCGCGTTACGGAACATGAGAGGAACAGAACCCACATAATCAGTGTAGTAGCGACGACGATATGGTTTGTAGGTATCGAAATTGATGTACTCGGCAGTTTGCAACATGGGTCGCCATGCGTTGTTTGTAAGGTTGTCAATCTTATCTTGAGTTCGCAGAATGAGCGTCTCGACCTGTGCCTTGGTGATGCCCTTTCTCTTGCCGTTAGTGAAAGATTGGAGGTTTTGCACTTCTGCATTGTCAGCCGTAGTGTAATCGCCGGTCAAAGCGTCTGTAAAAGATAAGCGCACATTGCCGGAAGCGCGAGCAATGCTTGTGATAGTTCGCTCTTCACCCATCTCGGAATCACTGGCAATCTCAATTTTGTCACCTACTTCAAATCCAACCAATCGGTAGTCTGCGGGGGTTATGTCAACATGCGTCGAGCCGTCTTCTGCGGCCAAGTAAACAGGGTCGGGGAATGGTATTTGTAAAATGTCTGCAACTTTCTGTGCTGATGTGTAGTAAAGTCTGTCGGGGAATAGAGGTCGTCCTTCGCGCTCACCTGTTTCAAACACAGTAGGCATCAGTCATCCCTCTCTCGCAAAGCCTCAAGTCGTCGTATAATTTTCTTAGGTATGCCCTTTTTTGGGTAGTGTCCATGCTTTTCATAAAACGCTTGAATCGCTTCTCTCGCAGGACCAACCTGTCGCCCCTCTTTCAACATGGCGCGTATGCGCTGTGCTTCATCCACTTTTGCTTGTTTCATGTCTATTTGATGCTGATACGATTGAGTCTGTGGCGTTTGTTGTGGAGCGGTGTTTTGGGCTTGTTGAGACACTTGTTGCTGTTGCCGTTGCATTTCGCGCATCTGTTGCGCCGCTTCGGGGAAACCTGCGGCCTCCATCTCTTCGGGCGTCATCTTGAGTAAGAGCCAAGCCTTTTCAAAAGGGTTCATCAAATCACCTCTTCGGTCTTGCCAAGGTTGTAGTCCATTGGTTTCTTACAAGCGCCGCATCGTTCAAGGTAGCAGAAGTGTAGCATGCCACAGAAGCGGCAACGCGTACCTGCGCCAATGTTGACAATATCGCGAATGTTGCGTGTCTTCATGTTTTGGCGTTTCATAACACCCTTCAATTTGTCACGCGCATCGGTCTTCACCATGGACTCTTCGGCCTTACGCCAGCCTTGTTTTTCGAGGCGTTTCAGTTCATTCAAGTCCATGTCGCTCACCTTCAAGCGGTGACTACTACGACATAGAGGTTTCCTTGCATAAGGTACGAAGTCACACCTTCAATGGTTTTACCACTGGTGTAATCATCGAGTACCTTTTGCACTCCGCCTGTCACTGTTGCGCCTGTTTCGCACGACTGTTCGGGAGTGAACTCAAACACTTTCGTATCCGACAAGGTGAATCACCTCATCGCTTACCGACTGCGAACAATTTGCCACCCAATGCTGTGCCGGGGTCGCCGTGAGTCACGGTGGTTCCAGTAATTACAATCGTTTCTTGAGGCACGCCTGCGCCACCCCCGTTAGGGTTGACCATAGCCATGAGGATTTCACTCATGTAGTCGCTAAGGTCTGTGCTTGTGTCGCCGTCCTCGACAGTGCCTGTAATCACAATTAGATTGCCCATTGCTTGTGGTCGTGTATCTGCTGTAAATGCCATCATTCATCATCTCCTGTTGTTGTTTGTGCTTCTTCCGCCTCGTTATTAGTATCTTCGGCAGGAGCAAGCGATTCGCTTGCCTTCGCGAGTAGCGTCTTCTTTGTGCTTGTAGCGCGATAAGAAATTGCTTTCTCGTCAAGCCAAGCCATAATGTCGCCCTTTGACCAAGTGTTATCCGGTGAGCCACCCTTGAGAGCCGCCTCTTCGTAACCTTCGACTACAAAGTCCTTGCCGACGAAGATTTTATCCTTGTTGGACTCAATCCATTCTGCTGAGACTTCTCGCGCTTCCCCCCAAGTCCACCAACCAAGACGACCCATGTTCGCACCTGTGCGAAGTCGCCCTTTGTAGGTAATTGTAGGCAAAAGAAACACCTCACTGCAAGTCACGGATGGAACCGCTCGCGCCAAAGAAAGAGCACCACATTTCGCCCATCGTTCGGTAAAGTCCTTCTTGACCGAGACGGTTGATTGCGAATGGGTCGCCTGTTTCGATACCGCTTTCAAAGTATTGAGTCGGGATTGCTGTTTGGAACCACATGTAATCAGTGTCAAGGTAGTACATTCTTGAGAGAGTACCAGCGCCATCAGTAGGCATATCCTTGGTTGGAATCATTGGAACACCGTTGTAAGTAGCAACAATAAATCCTGCTTCCATACCCGGAACACCCTTCACACCGTTGTATGTAGGAGTAACGCGCTTGCTGTCCATAAATCGCTGTTGCGATTGGAGCAATTGTTGAACGCGCATCAAAGTGTCGTAGCCAGTAAGCATGACCTTTGGATTTCCACCACGGGTCCAAAGTTGTTGGAACAATCCGTCAAGTTGGTTGAGGGATAGATTGCGGTTGGTTGCGGCGGTTGAATTATCGCCTCCAACATCAACCTCAGCGGAATGCCAAGCCTCGCTACCGTCGCGAGTGATGGAGTAAATGTCGTGGTCGCTCATAGCGCTCACCGAAGTCTGCGTGACACTCTGCACAGCAGGGTCGGATGTAAGACGGTCGAGAGATTCGAGGTTGTTACCAGCAGGAGTGTCAACATCAACAAGAAGCATCTTGTTAATCATTTCAGCGTGATGCTTACCCATCTCTTCCTTGAGGACTTGACGAGCATCGCCAAGACCATCGTCCTTGTCGGACAAGAACATTGCAACTTCCGATAGGTCGAAGGTGTGAGCAATCGTCTTTGGCTTGGTCGAAATGTTCTCGAATGTTGGCTTCTTGGTGTCCGGTAGTGTTCCGTTCTCGGCGATACCACCAGTCACGCCACTTTCAGCGCGAGCGGTAAGAATACGCCATCCACTGCGCTCCCATGGCTTCTTAGGAAGAATCGAGAAGGCGTTGAACTCTTGGTTCAATTGTGACCAAACCTTTCGTCCGTAAATTGCTTGGTAAGTTCCTGCGGTGGTGGACAACAAAGGCGCGTCTGCCTTGAGAATGTCACCTGCTCCGTAGGTGTAGCCGGTTTGAGAAGCGCCACCGTAGTAGTATCGCTCCATGTCTTGAACTGTTCGTACATAATTTCTTGCCATCAGTAATCGCCTCCTGTCAACGCTTTGCTGGCAAGTCGGTGAACATCGTTCCACGACAAATCGGCCATCTCAGCGGTGTTAGGAATGGTAACGGTTGCGGTGCTTGCTGACTTTGCAATCATCGAGCCGCCGGTTGAGGAAACATTGTCGATGCGCTCATTGAGAGCAAGGACAGCCTTTTGCAATTCAACCAAAGGTGCGCGGGAATCAAATTGAGACTTCGCGATTGCGTCAGCCTCAGCCTTTTGTTCCTTAAGGAATCGGTCTGTAAAGTGACTGTTCAAGTCAGCCTTGAAGTTCTGCTCAGTAGCCGCGGCCTTGAAGACCTCGTAAGCAGATTCGATTTCGGATTGGGAAACATTGCCGGGAGCAAGGTACTGGCTCTTGATAACAGTCTTGTTGCCGGTTGGTGCGGAACCAAAGTTCTGCTGTGGTCGCTTGCCGGAGTCGTCTTCGCCAGCGCCCTCAAGAGAACCTTGTCCTCGCATGTCAAAAGACGATTCGCCCGGTCCGTATCCCTTGTTGAAGTGGTCGCGTGCGGCGCGTGCATCGTAGCCTGCGCTCTTCACGGTGGACTCAAGCCAAACCAAGTAGTCACTCGTAATCATATCATTTCCTTTGCTCATTTTTTCATCATCCTCTTTGTCTTTCTCGTCATCATCGGAGTATGCCATGCTTTCTTCCTCTTCGTCGTCTTCGTCGTCTTCGTCGTCGTCTCCGAACATAGGCGGCTTTGGCTTGTCTTTTTTAGGCTTCATCAAATCTTCGATGCCCTTGTTCTTTTCTTCCTTGTCTTCTTCCTTATCGTCTAATTTCTTAGAAAGACGCTCAAGGACGCTTTGCAGTTCTGTCATCGTATTGGTCATATTCTCACCTGTATCCTCCTTAAGAATACGAAATTGCGCTTCGGGGTTAATACCCTTCTCGCAAATCGTCACTTCGTGGAGTTCCATGCGCCGAATTTCGCGGTAGTCACCGCGGGTTTGGTCGCTCTTGTTGACGCGCTCAAATGCTTGACCACCGATAGAGAACGAGCGCAGGTTCCCTTTGCGGATTTCGGAAGCCACTTCGCGTGCCTTCTCAATGTCACCACGGAGTTTGATAACAACAAACATGCCCGTGTCATCCACTTCCGACTTCCATAGTCGTCCGTTGGAATCAGTGTAGGAAGGAATGACCGTTCCTACTTGAATGTTAGAGTGTGCGAGTTGCACATTGCGGAACCCTTCTGCTTTCATGAAGCCTCCGAAGGCATCTTTTAGGGCGGCGCGAGTGATTAAATCACCCTGCTTGTCAACCATTTCAACAGATGCATAGCCTGCAACAACCAAGTCGTCCCCCATACCCTTCAAGATGATGGGTTCGGAAACCGAGGATGGAGCCGCAAGGATAGCCATTGACTTCGCGATTTTCATTCATGGTATATGAATGGAACCCTACCTTAGAGCGATGACACCATCATCTTCAAGAACTGCTTCTTCACCCTCACTGCTTAGCAGTCTCTTGGTTTTCTTTGAAGTAGCAGGCTTCTCGTCACTTTCTTCGCGAGCCGCAGGGTCGAAGTCGGGGAGCGTATTGTCATTGATGTTTTGAGTAGGCCCGCGCGGGTGTTCATCGGGTGTTGCATAACCAATACCCAATCCTTGCACACCTGTGCTGGTGATTTTTTCTTTGGACAAATGTTCTAATCCGCGCTCCATCAATTCAAGTCCACGCTTGATAATCTCTTCTTCCTCGTCAAGAACCTTTTTTGGTTTCTTCACATGTCCAGCAGGTTTTTCGGGATTCACTTCATCGTATTCGGGTTCACCCTCTTCTTCCTTGAGTAAAAGAGCGGCTTGATACTCCCAATACACCTGTTGGTCTTCGGCTAAACGAACGAGATATTCGTTACCCCATGTAGTGGTTTGAGGTTCAACAAACCAAAGACCTTCTTCTTCGCGCGTTTTACAAATAACATCATCGTCAAAAGCAGGGAAGTTGATTATGATTTTACCTTTCTTGAGCGCTACGCGCTGAGCGACATGTTGCTCACCTGTGAGAATTGTAAGGGTTTCAACGCTGTCGGATGCGAGAGGTTCGTTGTCCGTAATCTTCGCGGCGCGTATGCGATAAACAGGGTGTTCTCCTTTCGACGCACTCACTCCTGTGCAACGAACTGTTGCAAAATCCCCCGCCTTCAAACCACGCGGTCCTTTCGCGTTACCTACCATCATGTAATGCTCACCTTCGTACTCCTGCGCGCGCTTACCATAATGTTCGGGATGCATGAGGGGTCCTACTCCAACAGTGTAATTCTTGCCGGTGCGTGAAAGTATGATAACATCAACCATCTTTTCTTTGCTAAGCAACACCCATTTAGGATGACGAGGTTCACCCTTCATGTAAGTCGCGTTCGCATCGCGGAGAAGAATGTCAATGTTCTGCTCACCTCGCAGTCCTTCAATAGCGGTCTGCAATCCTTCCTCATCGCTACGCTTGGTGTTGATAGGTTCGGGCATCTTGATGTGTTCACTGGATTCGTATTGAGCGCGAAGATGACGGATGCGGTCCTTAGCAGGCATGTTGTGAGTATCTTCATCCGCCGTCTTTAGCAAATCAATGACTGTCATGATGCCGTCATGAAGAATCGCGTGGACTACAAAGTCCTTCTCATACACTTTGTCTTTTTCTTGCACAATTGCTTCATCCAGTTCAACTTCACCGTTAGCACCGTATGCAGTCATCTTCTTTCCTTTTTTTGTCACGATGACATGTTCTCCTTGAGGATAAAGCGTGATGACCCAATCGCCTGTAAATCCGCGCAAATGTTGCATGTCTTCTAAACTGAAAATACGATGCATGAATTTGACCGGAGGTGGACGACCTTCGTCTTTGAAAATGAGTGAGTCGTCTATGAGAACATCGGAAGAAGCCAGTTTGGGGTCCGTGAGGTCATTCGCGCTTGCCGCTTGATTTTGAAAAGTGGTCTGTTGCCCCATGGAATTGTCCATACCGTATGTGTGAGGTTGAAGGAGTGGATTAACATCAAGCAACGCGTCTCGCGATACTGGCAGTTGCACGCGCTGATTGTTCGGTGAGCAATTGGGTGAAACCTCATTTGATTGAAAAATGAAGTTACCTTGACGAAGCGAGTCTTTGTTGATGGTGTGTGGTACATGCACGGAACGACCGTGGCTCTTCATGTATTCTCTGCTCGTCAGTACAGGCACAAGTTTAGCGTTATCGAAAGAATCCCCGCCAAAATTCAATTGAGTTTTTGGTTTGAGAACGCTCATACCACCCCTCTCCACAGTATCATCACCAAGAGCGTGAGCCAACAATCGCATCTTATTGTAGCGCGTGGTTAAGTCCTTTTTACTACCTTGCGGGAAAACTTTCTTCTCCATAGGACCCGTGGTCATTCGGACACCGTGTCCCAAAATGTCTCTGTTGCTACCACCCGCGGTATGCTCAAACATGTGATTCATCACCTCAGTGATGGCGTTGAACTCATCATTCATCGACATTGTGTCTCCGTTGTATGACACTGAGTTCCCGCCATGTAAGAAATTTTCATCATCATCTTCTTCTCTAAATGCATTGTGTAAACCACCTTGGGCGTGAAGAATCATCTTGCGACCCGTACCGGATAGCAACAACCTATGCGCGTCTTTAGGATTCTTGATTAAATCAAGGTGGCTATCAACATACCTACGCCCCTTTCGCCCCTTATTCGTCACTGCCGAAGGTGCTTCCTTCGCGACTGGTTTTTCAAGACGGTTGTGAGTGTAATAGCGCGCCATGAAAGCATCCTCGAAAGAGATGTTTTGCTTCTTCGCGGCTTCGCTGATTTCTTTAATAACATCGTTAAAGACGCTCAGTGATGCTTTGTCTGTCCCGTGTTTAGCGTAAACATGAGATGCTACTTCATGCCCTTTGACATGTTCGGGGAAGAAGTCCGAGAGATTGCGATACTCCCCTCGCTTACCATAAGTTGGTCTTTCAACCTTCAATTGGTTGATACGCTTCAATGTCTCTTTGTCAATGTATTGACTCATGCTACCGAAACTACCGGCTCCATGCGCCGTGATACCGTGAGTCGGAGGCTTATCTTCTTGTTCGTTTGAATAGCACAACTTTTCACGCTGTGTTGGTGTAAGATTTATCGCGATGTATTCAGCGATATGCATTCCATAAGCAGTTGCATTCCACGCGTCGTTGTTGTCCTTGTCACTCATACCTTCTTTACCGAAGATGCCGGGGAAGTGATGCTCATAGGCTGGCTTGACAATGCTGTTAAAAATTTCTTTGGTCACATCATGCGTCTGTCGCGCTATCTGTGAATGGTCTTGGATTGGCTTCGTCGCGTCTCCTTCGCTGATGTGAGGTTGTAAATCATTGATTTTACCGTAAAGCAAGTCGCGTTTTGCATCATCATTCTCGTATGCAATTTGATGAACGAGTTCACTTTTGTGCGCTAAAGCGAGAGTGGATGTGTCGGGGGCTATCACATATTCTTGACCGTGTTGGTCAAATCCAAAAGGCGTGACATTTCCTTCTTCGTTTAGATAATCTTTCAATCGCTTGTCCAATTTTGACGCTTTAGAGGTCTTCGGCTTGATTCCCTCGTTAGCCATGATTTCTCGCTTGACTTGTTTGGTAGTAAGAGCACCATGAACGAGAGATTCGGGTGCGTAAAATTCACCTCTCTTTATCGCGTCAATGTATTTTTGATATTCTTCAACTGTGTAAAACGAAGAAGTTTGAGTCCCTTGGGTATCGACTGCGCCAGCCAACTCACGATGAATTTGGTGAGCGCTTCGTCCTTGATTTGTCGGGTCGCTTCGTCGCGAAGAACGATAAACACCGCTCTTCCATTGGGACAATGATTCATCGTCTCGCAAATCAATTGGTTCGTGGAAGCCAAAAAGACCTATGGGGATTTTGAGTGTGTGTTCGGGCTTGGTCTTATCATAATCAAGACGCTTAATTTTATCGCCTCTCAAGTGTTCACTGTCAAATAATTTTTCATGCCCCTTATTGTGTGCATTAGCGCGCAACAGTTGAATTTCGGACAATGGGTGATTTGATACTAAATCATGCGATTGATGCAAGCCATCCATCCCTAAAATGTGTGTTATGTCGAGGGGGTCGGCCATGTAATGCGATTCCGCTCCGATGAACGGTGCGAGCGTGTCACTTGATGGTACGCGCGGACGAGGCATGTCTTTAGTGAAGGCTTCCATATCCCTGTCGGGGACCAGCGCGCGACTTGCCGCGGCTGGATTCTTAACATCTTGCATGTCAACAAACACTTCTTTGTTGTTCTTGAACTCGGATTCCATCTCAAGAACCTCACCTTCAGTGTACCCGTTCTTCTTTGCAATTGATTTTAACCGAGCGAGATTCTGTTCATCAAGGGCTTCATCGCCAACCATTTTGAATGAGTCGCGCAACTTTTCCTTTTTGCGACCCTTCTTTGGTCCTTCTTGAGTCCCTTCTTTCCTATCGGGGAAGTCTTGGCGGAAGGAGGGGACGATGAGACGCTCCTGTTCACCCTCTTGACCTCTCAAAGTATCAAACCAAACACCCGGCATTGCCTTATCGCGCAAGTATCCAAAATCATCAAATTCTTCGTTTTGATTTCCGTGAGCGCCCATGGATTCTGTCATTATCCCTAACACAGTCTCTTCATCCTTCGCGTCCTTCGGGTCACTCCAATCTTCGGGATAATTGCGAGTGTAATGAAGGTCATTCATAGACTCCATCATCAAATCCATCTTACCTTGAATCGCCACGGCTTCACCTGCTTTTTGAGCAAAGTCGTTGAGAAGTTCTTCACCAGCACTGCCGTTGAAAAATCCATCATCGAGCAGTGTTTTGAAATCGGGTATTTCGTCAGTCATTTCAATATATTCTGTACCAAAAAGTTCGTCAACGATACGATGAGGGTAAGCACCTTGGCCCGTTATATCCAAACCTTGCTCCGCCGCGTACTCATTAACCAGTTCGGAGAAATCTAAACTTTGTAGCAAACTATCTTGGAAGCCTTCAATGTCTTTCAAGCGCCGACCTTTCTTGATATTGTCAGCCATTTGGCTTGCGTACTCTTTTGGGGATTGCTCAAGTTTTCGTCTTAGGTCACTGTCCATCCTGTAACGATTAGGAGCCATGTGAGAACTACCCGTTTTCAATGCTCCACCAGCATAAGAATGGCGCAATGCAGTGTTGAAGACGCGACCGTGAAGCGCCATGTAAGAGCCGACCTCAGTGTTGCCGTTTGTTATGCGATTCAGTTCTTTTTGGCTTTTAGCCCCTGTCAACTTCCAATGAGTAATGTCGCGTATCATATCATTCGGTAGCATGTAAACGCCATCGCGGTATGCGTCAATTCCAATGCGTTCGCGTGAAGGGTACACCCAACGCCCATCTTCGGTTTTGATAGCCTTGTTTTCTGCTACAACTTTACTCAAAATTTTACCAGCATCGTTCTTAGGTTTCCCGCTCTCATCGAACCCCTGTCTCATGATATAATCGCGAGGTAACCCTTCATTCTCCCACTGTTTGGCCCAAACGAAAAACTCTTTCAAATGATTTTTCTGTTGAGGAAATTTGTTTTCATAATCCTTTTTGAAATCTTGAAAACCTATGTCAAACATCTTCTCAATGTTGAAATTGTTGCCGCTCCAAGCGCCAAGCAGGTTGTCTTTCTTCAAAGTAGGATGCAACTTCTTCGCGGCCTTTATCATCGCCTTGTTGAAATCGCCTGCTCTTCCGCGCGAAAACATCTTCCTCATCAATTGATGAAGGATTGGTATGCTTTCATAAGACACATCGTTGCCATAATTTGGAAACAAACCCATAGCGTGAATTGGATGGTGTGGTGTGTCAATAATTTCATGGTGTTCGTTATTCGGACGCGTTTCGTGCCTCCACGCTGTTGCATCGCGGACCATCTCATCTATGGCGTTCAAATTGCCTTCTTCAATCGCCTTCTCCAATTGCTCCTTTGTGAACAAACGAACGGCTGTATGTTGAGGATGAGGGGCAGGTTCATGACTTGTGGAGCGCGCTCGAATGGTTTTTGACTCTTCAAAGGCTGTTGGTTTAATCATCGTTGCGAGATACTCGTTTGCTTCTTTACGAAGTGGAGCATAGGTGATGCCGTGGTTGAATAGGTTCTGTGCGCTAAAGAGAACATCCGCCGCTTCGTTGCGAGCGTCAGCGCCTTTGACTAAAGCATCATAAAAGTCGTTGATGACTCTCGCGTGATATTGTGAAGCGTTTTCCCGCACACGCTCACCTCAAAGATAATCGGTGAGGTTGTATGCTCCTGTTGGGTGTCCTTCGCCGCCAGCCTTGTTTTCATGTGCTTCCAAAGCATTCTCATGAGGGTTCGCGTTTTTGAACTTGACCTCTTCTTTCTTAGGAGCGGTCTTCTTTTTGTCTTCAACCTTAATCATTCTTTGATTGGTATCGTAATAGCCAGTCTTGACTGGTTCAACGCCAGTTACTTCGCTGAATAAATCAGCGTGTTCCGAACCAAAATCCTTGGTTTCTTTGTCAACTTTAGCAATCAATTCATTTGCTTTTTGAATTGCTTCATCAACATCGGGCGCAAACTTACCTGCTTCAACTTTCATTGGCTTCATTGGTCAATCCTCCTTCCTTCTGCTTCTGCGGCTGTATTAGCCATCGCGTGAATTTGACTCCAATCCATATCATGCCATTCTTCATTTGATGCTGGCATGTTCATGCCTGCATCGTCAATAGCATTAGCGGCTTTGGAAATAACATCTTCGCGGTCACCACGGAGTGGGTCGCCCCACACATCTTCGTTAGCAGGAGTATTTGCTCGGACAAACCCTGCGCGCTTGAGTAGTCTCATTGGAGAATCCATACTCTTGCGCATGGATACAATCTCAGCATCCATAGATTCCATTTTGCTGATGAGCGCTTTCATCAACACCATAGCATCGGTGTCGTCGCTCATCTTCACACCTGTCCTTGCTTCTTGAAGATTCCACCAACGCGGTCGGGACCAATGTATCCCATCGGTCGGCTACCCTTAGCGATAACACCCTGTGTGCTATTGAATTGCATCACAGGCGCTCCGCCAGCGTATCGGTCATTTACACCAAGAATGCGGTCACCGCCATTCTCGGACTTGTAAATTTGAGTCACATCGTCAGCGAGGAAGTCGCTGGTTGTTTGAATACTGCGTAAGAATTGTTCGGCTGAAACAAGGTCGTTATTGGCAAGCGCGACTTTGAACTCCGACAGTGCGGATTCGAGTTTTCGTACCATTGGGTCCATCTTTGTAAGGAGGCTCATGGCTCCGACGAAGACGCATCACCACTTTAACCTATTGGAAACCGCTTTCTTTTTCTTTCGCGGTAGGGTCAGTCGCCGATTGAATACTGTCAAGCGCTTGTTCGATTGGAGTCTTCTTCCCGCCTCTTTGATTTTTCTTGGAGGAAGGAGCACCCGATTGGTGTGTTTCGGAACTGATAGGAGCGGGGCCATTATCGCGTTGTCCTGTCCCTTCACCAAGTCCGATAGCCTTCTCCATCATCATGATTTGCCCCGGTCCTCCGGGCGGAGGCCCTCCACCGCCCGGCGGAAGCCCACCTCCGGGCGGCATCATTGGACCCCCACCCTGTGGAGGTATGCCGCCCCCCGGCGGCATAGGTGGAGGCATTCCACCACCCGGCGGCATTCCGCCCGGTGGCATTCCGCCCGCGCCAGCCTGTTGTTGTTGTGCGGCTTCTTGTGGGTCGGGTTTCTTGTAAGTGAATCGTATGTCGCGTCCAGCATCTTCTGTGAGTTCGGGTTGGAAACCAAGCCCTTGCATACGCTGTGCGATGTTGACTTCTTGCTCATCGCGACGGAGGCGTGTGATTTCATCTTCTTCTTCGTTCGGATAAAGTGTCAAACACCAGTCACTAACACCCATTTGCTCAAGCAAACGAGGGAAGAGTTCGCGGGAGTACAATTTTTGTCCCGATTCAACAGCGCGATTGGTGACGAGTATTTGCATACCCTCGTTGTTTAATCCGCCGGATTTACCAGTATCCATCATGAATACATTGGATACACCGTAAAATGCGGCAATGCGCATTCGTATTTCATCGCGGATTTGAGAATACTGCATCTCATCAAGACTGTCCATGAAGCGAACGAACTCAACCTTACCACGACCCGAAGCGGACTCGACGCCAACCTTTGGAATGTAGTGAGGGTCACGCTCCATTTTCTCTTCTGCTCCTTTCCAAAAAGCCGCAGTTGATTGAATGTTATCTGTTGTAATCGCAAGAATACCTCGCGGAATACGCCTCTTTTGATATGCGAGGTAAATGTAATTGTCCATCGCAGTGAGGCTCATTGCTTGACGCCACATACTCGCGACCGGAGAACGACCGTACAATTTAGACGGATTGAATTTAGATGTATGCAACACCTCTCCTTCAAGGTAATACTGTGTTTTACCACTACCTGCGGTGTTGATGTAGTGAATGTCTTGTAGTGGTAAAGAGCATATTTCACATTTTTTGTGGTCGCCGTTGTGAGAGTAGGTCTTGTCGCGATGCACAGGGCATAGTAAGTATCGACCCCCGCGCTTACCTGCTTTATCGGCAACAATACGCATGAATGTAGGGTCACCGCGAATCAACTCCTTGATTCGGAAAAATTCAATTTTACCACTGTCAGCGTCAATGAAGTATTCCTTGATGAGAATTAGGAACGCGTCATCAACAATATCCAAATCCCACTCAACCTCTTTCATGACTTCAATGAAAGACTGGTCCATACTGTTGCGTTGTTTCATCAACCATCGCGGGTAAAGAATTTGGTCAGCATCGGGGCTGTCAAATTCTTCATTCCCACAAATGCGACATTCTGTCACCGTGTCATGTTGATATTCCTCTTCGCAGTTCTTACATTTCTTATGGTATTTCTTCTCCCAATAATAACCGCGGCGGAAAATCTCTTGGCACAGTGTGTTGATGGTTGTTCGGAGAATGATGGATTCTTGCACAGTCGCGTAAAGCGCAGGTATTGAGACACCTTGGACAAGAACAGGCTCTTGAATACCCGTCTTCCACAAAGGCATCTGCGGTTCGGGGGTCGAGCGTCGGTTGAAGGGTTTGGTTATTGAAGACAGGAAACGCCCTACTACACCTTGTTTGTCTGCCATTAAATCATCTCCACAAGTCGGTCAGCGTCGTCAAGGAGACGAAGGGTTTCACCGTCCCGACTAAACATCGCACGAACTCCCACCTCATCAATGTTCCACTCTTTCAAGAGTTCCTCGCGCTTATCGGGAACATCCTTCCAATTCAACCACTTTACAATGCGATACAACTCATCGCGGCGAGATTTCATAATGTCGGTTTTACGACCGCGCAAATCAAGCAACTCAATCACTGCACCAGCCTGTCCCTTCTTCATCCGCAAGTGTTGGGTGATGCCTTTCATCAATTTACGCAAATCTTTCTCACTGTAAAATTGCAGTCGATGTTGAGTCCGTCGGCTGTTCTTATGAATTTTCAAATCGGTTTGCAGTACGCCACAACCAAGCGCTTTGTGTAAATTCTCACAATGCATCTTACCTCGCTCACCCGTAGCGATAAAGCCAGCGCGGGGTTCCATCCTCTTCGTAATAGTGATGTAGCCGTCAGCATCAAGAAAACCAGCGGCATAAGCCCACACATCTTTGAAAATAACTGTCTCATCGCGCACGATTCCCCAAGATGCACCAATCTTCTCAATATCATACTCAACGCCGTGCATTTTGAGAATCATGCTCAACCGATTAGGAGAAAGATTTCTCGCTTTCTCAATGCTTGCGCATAATTCGTTTGAAGAAAGCGGCCCGCGCTCTTCAAGAATCAAGTGTGCTTTGGTTAATACGATTGCATCAGTTTTTTTGATGTTGTCAACAGAATGTAAAGAACTTCTCCATTCCTTCTTTGCATCTTTTTTGAGTTGCTGAGCCTGTTTCCATATTGCTCTTTGCTCATCATTGAAATTTCCATCAATGAGCAACAATTTAGTTATGGCATCGTTTGCCTTCTCCCACTGTACGCACGCGCGCCGAAGAGAATACTCTCGCGAACTACCGTGTTTTCTCAACGCTTGCAAATCTCGTTCATTTATGCCTAAGTTGCGAACAGTATTCTCATGCTTACCAATCCAATCAATTGATTGTAGCGTAGCCTCGACCTCTTGTTTCTTTGCAATTCGGATAGCGTCGATAGCGTGGTCGATAGCGTCACGCATATCTTTATTTTGACGGCGAGCCATTCTCAAGTCTTTGACTAAATCACCAGCCCCACGACCAAACATAGATTGGAACCATCCACCGTCGGGAAGTGACTGCTTTAGTTGTTGGTTAATCATCCCTCGCATCTTTTTCTCTTCCTCAGCCTCTTCGATTTGATTCGGACGCGCAGGTGTAGGGTTAGCGTTCGCTTCCCCTTCCCCTTGAGAAGTGGGTGCGGGAGCGTCTCCGAAGGAGGGACCGCGTATGTTTGTTTTAAGAAGCGGGTGATTGCTCAACATGTCTTGGATGGCGGTCAAATCAATTGCACTCATGACGCATCACCTCACCGCTCCCGTCCATGGCTAAGGGATTACCGTTTTTAAGCCAACAGTCTTTACAAAATCCAAAAGGATAAATTACGGGGCTGTGATAACACTCCCCGCAATAAGTTGACATTAACAGTTCCACCTTTTCAGCGACGCGCCTTTAGGAGTGAGTTTACCACCCTTGCTTGTTGCACCTTTCATTCCACTCATCCGCGCACAAAAAGACTTACGCCTCTTAGCCTTCTTTGAGCCGGGTTTGAGTTTGCTTGGTTTGGTTGTTACAGGAGGTTTGAGATT